TTACAGTTATGGTTTCTGTAAGCCATAATTCTTAAATCTTCCTTTCGCGGAATTTGGGTACAGTATCTACTGACCCACATTAACTCTGCTATTATAACACACACACCCGCCCACATTCAACCGCTAATTTATAATTTATTATATATAATATAATATAACTTCCATAAATAACTTATGTTAATATATACAAATCTAGAACAGAGAAATCAAAGGTTTTTCAAAAAATTAATAAAAATTTAATATTCATGTGAGTATCAGTGTTTACCATCTATTCCAGTAATATTAAGAGAGTTAGCATTAAATCTCATATAACTATTAGCATAAATCTTCCATGTATTAGATATAGGAATACCATTAGCATCAGTATTTCCGAAGTACACGGGTAAGTTATACGTGTGTTTATTAAAGTTATCAGGATTTAATGTGGACACTTCAATAACTAATCCTTGATAGGTATTGTCTGTTGAATCTTGTCCTATAATCTCATGTGGTTCCTCAGTTGTTGTGTCGATACAAAAATACAAATATACAGTGCTACCTTTAAGCACTGTATTCCCATCCACTACAGCACCGTCACTGTTAAAGGGAACTATAGTTGATCCATTTGATATATCAAAGTAATAACCACCAATATCAACTATAAGATTTTTACCGTTTATAGTGCCAGATGGCATACTAATGCTAGGAGCACTGATAATAAATCCTGGGACATCAATAAGTTGTCTAATTATATTACTGACATTTTGCTCGTAAAATATTCTACTTGTAATATCATTTGAGCTTGTAGATCTCGGTCTACCAAGTGGAAATGCCTTTACTTGCTTAGATTGTAAATACATTGCTTATTACTCCTTATAGTTTAGGATAAACATTGACCACACAATTAGGGCGTCCTGCCCATTTACTAGTGCCGTATATAAAAGTGGTAAGCTTCGAGAATCTTTATTAGCGGCCTCGTTTATATAAGCTAGCGCGGACCCCAAAGAATTGCGTAATACAAGTCTCATATCATATTTACTTGATACATTATAACCACGAATAACAGATCCAGTTGACATTACAGCAGAAAACTGAGCTTTACCGATAACATCAGGATTATTAACAAATCTACTGTCAGTAATAGAATTAACTGAAGGTCCCCAAACTCCCGATGTAATAGTAGCAGGCACCGATACTAAGTCCCTCCACTCACCCTCATTTATCTTCATCTGTAATCCGATATGTGAAGCTGCCCGTTGTGAAATAGATGCAATGTTTCTTTGATCACCAGACAAAACAATTGAAATGAGGGTACCGAGTTCTTCGGTACCTTCATTATTAACTAACAAACTGTGTTTATGAGACCCATTCTTAAATTGTAGCTCAACCACGCCTTTGTATCCTATAGTCCCTCTTATCTTTGCATCAGTCATTATAAATTCCTCACTTATTTATCTTCAAAAATAGACTCACTATATAAATCTTTAACAGCAGATTTATCAGTAGTTACAACTTGTTTTTCATCAACCATAGAAGTTGAACTAACGGGGTTGCGTACCTTTTCCGCAACTGCATATTGATCATCTGTTGGATAAGGAACCCTATTACTTGATACTACAGTTAAATCAACATTACCAATAATATTTTTAAGTACCCTTCCTCCCTCGGAGCCTTCTCCTATAACTGTTTGCTGAGAGGGGTACAATATTTCGGCCCCTGTGTTGTCAGTAAAAGTAGTTCTAACAGCACCCAATAAAGCCTGACTACCAGTAATTACTTTAACGCTATCAGCATATTCCATACTTGTCTCTTTGGTGGCTGAGCTGTAAAAAACATATTTATAGTTATATCCAGCGGGTATGATATATTTTAATATCTCATCTAATATTTTTGTGTCTCGCAATTTTTCCTCAGTTCCAATAAGAATAGTATAAGGTTCAGAAGATACATTACCTCTTGATCTATCTACTTCATTTATCACTTCGATGTGTACAGGTGTATCCACTTTTATTACTTTTAGGAACAGCTGTACAGCTCGTTCCACACCTGTAATTGAACCTTTATTGCGGACAGCACTGACGAATCCCTTTAATATTATTCTCACTCTGTCCGCAGATATTTTCTCTTTTGACCAGAACCCTAACTTTGTTTGTAAGTACGGAATCAATCTTTCATTACATTGATTGGTGTCCACAACGTCAAGCATAGAATCTATATCATATTTTATCCCGTCATTAAGACAATCAAAAATACTACAAAAAAGTTGAAAGTCACGAGACTTGCGAGAATACACATCTGGAACATGATCCTGTGTTCTAAAGAAAGTAGCCATTACATCACCTATTATTCATAACTTCGATACTTGAAGCCGCAGTGTTCATTGAAGCCTCTGAAGGTATATTAAGGTTAACATGACTGATTGTGTAACCATTATATACGTGATTTTCTTCAAAAAACTTAACAGCCTCCAGAGGGTCTTCAATTATAACATCACTAGGAACTTGATAATTATATTTGAAATGTCCGTTGTAATCATATTCTGGAACTTTCTTTTCAATTACTGAAATGGGTATTCCATACTTATCAAATTCTTTATTTTCCACACATTTAAGTAGATTATCGAATTCTAGATATCCTACTTCATCTTCCCCGTCAATCTGCACTGTTATACTGCTAATACTAGGTTCATTTGTGTTGTCAATTAGGAAATAATATTTACCATTTGCTAAACCTTTTCCCGCTATATTCTGATTATCAGTATTTATGTTAGTATTCAAACAACTTAGATACTTCGGTGTTTCTTCACTTGAATCAAGTAACCAGAATTTTCTACTCATACTTGTATTACGAATACCAAGTATGTACTTAAATCCAGTTTCCAATTTTATGCCAGGAACTTTAATACTTGAGATACCTGAGCTGTCTGTACTAATATTAGGAGAACTACTAACATTGGATACAACGAAATTCATTCTTATACCATACTCTGCTGTTTTTGAGAATGGTGGTTCATTAAATAAACTGTTTATCAAGAATGCGAAGAGACTTACGTTTTTTCTTTCACCATAGGCATCAAGATAGGTAACATCAATATTATTACCACCAGTTTTATTCAAAGACACATTAGACAAAACATTTATTCGTGTATTATCTTTCAACGGGTCTAAGGGATATCGTATGGAAGCATCATTATTTTCGGGATTACGTAATATTAACTGTTGCAACGATTGTTTAACACCATTGCCGGGAATAGTATTATCTATAATTTGTGCAGAATCGTAGGTAGCATTAATATTAAGAATTGCAGACCCACTCCAGTTTGAATTGTTATCTTGTATTTCAATCGAAGGAAGTGCGGTAAATCCGGCTCCTCCGGTGGAATACTGGACAGTGATACCACTCACACTATTTTCAGTGTTTGTGCTAAAATAAGGAAAGGCGATGCCTGTAACTAGTTTATTATCCACTGTCTGAGCATAAGGCATTCCAGTAAAATCGTCATTTATAGTTATGGAAATGGAGTCGCCTCCTGTTAGGTTGTATATTTGTTGTTCTCTAACTAATCCATTAACACTTAACTTCTTTGTTTTATCAGTAAATACCTCAAGGCCCATCATAGCCACATCTGCGTAATCTACAGCTACAACCTTTAATACTGGTAGTGAATCCATGTACATATTTTCACTTAGACGTATTAAGGTACCAGATCCTAGCAATTCGTATGCAGACATATCGTTATTTGTGTAGATAAAATATTCGTCTGTCTTTAGTGTATAATCATATGTGAACTTAACTTGGTTATACCCGCTTCCACTCTTGGTATAATAGGTAGTATTACCGTATCCCCAAGTCGCGGGTTCCTTTGTTACAACGTTGTAACGAGATGTTCCTTCATTGAATATGTAGTACACATTAGGAACAAACTTTGGACGAGGCTCAAATTTAAGCACATAATTTAAACTTACTTCACCATCCACAATTATTTCTTCAGTGGTATTTGTTATAAAGTAATAATAATTGTAATCCTTTACAAGATTTATCTGATTCATTCTTCTGATGTCAATGGTCTTAGTTCCACTAAGAGTGTTATCACCGTACATTGAATAAACTTTCTGATAATCACTGTAAGGATTAGCATTATAAGGGATGTTGCCTGTAGAGGTAAGTTTGTTAGGATCAATTTTTATGGTGCTTTCCGGGCCCGTACCATTTATTGTAAATGTGGGTCTAATTATCGGAGATTTATTAATATCAGTCTCTTTTTCCGGTGCAATACCCTTGAAGCATCTGTATTGGTATGGAGCATCATCTTCATCGGTTTCTTTCCAGAAGAAAGTAATTGAATCTCCTTCTTTTAGTTTATAATCAGTATTTGCATATACTATATATGCAGGTGTTTCAGTGTAGAGTGTTAGATAATCCCTTTGCCATGCTAGATACGGAGTTAGTTGTACTGTTCCATTGTACCCTTCAAAAGTGAGTACTTTGTTGTTAAACCAAGCTAAACTACCTGGATGATTTCCTGCAACATATCCATAATCCTCTGTATTAGTTTTGTCACCGAAGTCTACGTACTTCTCGTAACCACCTGTTTCAAGAGCAATATAAAGTGAAATATTACTTACACCTTCGTAAGTTCCCCTTGTTACACTATAGTTGTATGCATTGCTTAATTCATAGATAGATTCATCAGATGTCTTATCTTTTAATACTAATTCAAACCTAACATAGTTAGAATAGCTGATTTCAGTTATAAAAGATGGAGCCAAGAATTGTACGGACTCATTATCTTTTAGTTTATATTCTTTTATAGTATCCTTTGTGTTAGGATCCCAATTCTTGGGTGTTCCATTATTGTTAAATCCCCAGGGTGATATTACAAGGTCTGTAGTTACACGATCTACATCCGTATCAGTATGATCAAATACTTGATCAATAGAATAGGTGAAAGAAGTATCTTGCTTGTAAAGTGGAGTTACACCTGCCAGAATACTTCTTGTTATAACATCAATTCTAAAATCGTTTATCAATGTTGAATATTCAATAAACTGTTGAGTATTTGAATTAAACTTGTATACACTATTATTTTCCGTAGCTATGTATGTATAAGAGGAAGGATCTTTAATTGATTTTATGGCTTCTGGAAACATACTAGCTTTATCTCTAGTAATAATCCATGGGTCCGTGCTAAAATCACTGATAGGAATACTCTTGAACCTGCCGCCATTATTATCGTCTGATTCCCAGTATGTGGCATAAGTTGTATAACTAAAATCGTCAATGGTTATAATCTTGATTCTTTCGTCAGCATTAACTATCACATCGTATATGAGATTAAAATCAGGTTTTTCTCCGAAACTTAACTTTCTCGAATTAAGATTTTCAAATATAGCACTGATTATATTTTTCTTTACATCATTTATTTGTATGTTTGATAGTTGATATTGTGGAACAAATCTTATCTTTATTGGATATATGTTACGGAACATACAAGGACGATCAGGAAGAATATCACTAAAGTTATGCTGCATACACTTTACAGACTGTAGGTAATTCTCAATTTGTTTACAAGTTGTACTTTGTGAACTTTCAAGATCAAATGTAGAGTTAAAATTTGATATATTATTAACCACACCTGCATTATGCAAAACATACAACTTTAAATCGTACGGAGAAAGATCATCTGTTGTTTCGTTGTTAAATCTAGAATATTCAACAACTTTATCACCAGAGCCGTATCCATCTGTAACAATTGTGTACGAGCATTGTGAATCGTGTAATCTATCTGCCACTACATCATTGGAAACCATACCGCTACGATATATGGCATTAGTATAATCACGTAGAGTCACTAATGTGTCGAAAGTTCCTGCAACCTTCTTATAGCTATTGTAAGCATCAGCTACTGACTCAGGGTCTGAACCGTCAGTAGTCGCAGAAGCATTGTACATTTGTACAAGTTCCTCATTTAGATTAAGCTGTTCCCCTCTAAATTCGATTGTGTTATCTTCATAAAATTTTGTTATTTCTTTAGCAGCTACATTTCCTTTGATTCCATCACTTATTAGATATTTTATTTTGAGGCCAGCTTTTATTAGTGATTCAATATCATTTGGAAATTCAATATAGGTATTATTACTTCTGCTGTCAACTCCGAACTCAAAATATCGGTTACCTTGAGGCTCAATAGATAAGTTATTTACTTTTTGCCAGAATCCCATTGACGATTCCTCTGCATTAGTAATAAATAAACCGTTCTCAGCAACATTATAATCGTTCAAATATATACGATTATTGTAGTCAATATTGTCTAGCTTAAATATGCTGCCACCGCTTACAAGGAGATCAGTTATTACTCCCTGTATAGCTTTACCAGAGGAAACTTCTTTTCCGTAACTAAATATAACATCTTCTACAAGAGTGTAGATAATAGAATTGTCGCTATTTGTTATCATTGTGAAAGCTGGGATTGACACACTTTCTCCCGGCTCTAAAGTTTCACCTTTCCACTTAAAACTCATTGTTGTAGTGGCAGAATTATACCATGGCATTTGATAAGATAATTGCTTGTACAAACTACGAGCAGAAAAATCTTGTGTAACTGTTTCAGGGAATGCTTCGAGAATGTTTTTATCAATGTTGTAATTGTTCTTATCACCGATTACAGCATTCAATTTAAGCAGAATCACACCTGGATCTGACTCATTACTTATACTAGGATCCCATTTATATGTTAATTTCTTTGTAAGATCCAGTAACTCTTGAAATATTGCTCTAAAATCTTTATTTGAATATGAAATTGCAGAAAGCGGATTGCTATACTGTGAACTTGCCATTTACTTACCAACACTCCCATCTTCTGTCAGCTTTATAGTATACATATCTGGTTGATTATCCAGCGTGTTAATACATTTTATAGTGACATACACTTCGTCGTCTTTTTGACTAATTTTTATATCGTCTCGTGTCACATATACTTGCGGCATAAATTCATATATTGCAAGATGTATACTATCAATTATTAAATCTTGTAACACTACACTATTTTGTTCATATATATATCTTTTAATATCCGTTCCAAAGTAAGGATCACCTAACAATGAATTTTTCCATGAAGCAAGCATCAACCTCAGGTTGGACATTGTTGCTTCTTTGTCAGATATTAGGTTTGTTCCTGCACTGTTCAACATATCAGGAAACTTAATAGAATACATTTAATTACCTCTCAATATTCCATATCTCTTCCCAACTATCATTTGTTCTTAAAACAGGTAATGTTTCTTCCCATATACCCTTAGTAAAAACATAGGGAATAGTTTGATAGCATTTGTTATTTATATATATATTTATACAAGGGATACTAGTTATCAATCCTGTAGCAGTATAAACTGCTCCCGATACGGTACCTCTAACCGGAAGGACAGCAACGGAATTAGCTCTACGAGGTTTTTCAATCGTAAGCGCGAACGATGCATCTGATGTTTTAACTACAACATCATACTCGGATTGACTAACGGTCGGGCTGTTCCATTTTATATAGATTAATACTTCTTCGCCTTTACTGCTATTAGTAGAACCATATATAGTCATCTTTCTTGGGTTATCAGAAACTATGCTTATTATTCGAGGTTCTCTTTCTATAGGTCCAAATTCGGTGTCAAGATAGATAAATCCCTGAAATACATAACCCCATCTACTATACCCGCTACTTTTTGTAATTGTCTCTGTCCAGAAATAAGTAGAACTGCGGTATCCGCTGTTGGAAGTTACTATATCTCCATTTTCATTTATTTCTTCTACTACTGCTACGTGACCAGCAGCACCCGGTTTTTCCCAACATATGATAGCACCTAACTTTGGAGTCTGACCATACGGATACCCTTTATCACCCAAGTTAATATTATAGTTGTACCACTCACCTGCGTCACTTGTGCAAAGTTTTTTTCCGTGTCCTTCCCCAGTTCCACCGTCGGGGCGATTATTAGTTAATTCGTACCTTCTGCCCCATGCATAACACGTGCAGTTTGGCATACCAATGTCAGGATCGGTCAAGTAGAAAACATTATCCGTATAGTAATATTTAGTTCCTCTTATGGGTCCCCAATATTCATCAACTTCTTTTAATCTAGGGTGGTATTCTCTGTAAATATCATAAAGAGTTTGATACCAATATGTTGCATTATTGCGTCGTTCAGCTATTGCACTGACACCGGCTCGTTCATAGTTAGCACAAAATACTTCAGCGAGATACGACGCTGATTGTGTTGAAGTAGAAAACTGAGAAAATGAAAGGGGATAGCTAGTAGTAGAAATATATTGTAAACCGTTATCATATTCATACTTTATACGTTTACACTGGGTGTCAATGCTTCTCCAAGAAATTCCTTGAGCCGTTGCCCAATCTGTAAGGTTGGTAGCAGGAGTCCACTGTACAAGCCCAAAACCCACTGACATGTTTCCTTCGTCAAAATCTTGCCACACACCAGGATTTATCCATGACTCTCTTTCCATGTTTCCAAGCATCCCACATACAGCATTAAGTGTCCACCCAAGGTCCAAAAAATACTCTGCTATATATTTTGCATTATCCAATGCTTCAGAGCGTGAAAGTGATTTATTTGAAGAAATTATTGCCATATATTAAGCCTCATGTTGTATCCAAAGATATACTTGTCCTTCCTTTGCTCCACTGATCGTTTTAGGGTCTTTTGTGCCGTAAGAAAGATTATTAAGAATCAAAGGTCCTTCAAGTGTTGTTTCTATGTTTGTAACTCTATTTTCTACTTTTTCGATCTTGATATCTTGTTTATCATTTATATTGTTAATATCATTTATTTCTTTATTTATGTCACCAATGTCTGATTGTATATCAGATATCTGAGACACAAATTCAATGTGTTGTGCTTTATTGCTATCAATCTCATACTGAACATTTGTATTGAGGCCTTTTATGTTTGCTATATTATCAGCAGTTACTTCTCCTATTTGAGTCTCTCTTTTTAAGGTTGTATTTACATTTACTGATAAACTATCAAATTTTGCATCACTTACAATCTGAGAATCAAGCGTGTTAAAAAGTGACCCCACAATAACCGGTTTAGATGTGTCTCCTTCTTCAAATTCCACAAATACAATATCTCCACTTCTAAACTTAGGAGATACTCCGGGTGGAATGGCGATTGTAGCTATTGAAAGTTCTTCAACAGGAGTTGCACCAATAGCCGCAGCAATTTTATTTAAAACAGGAATTCTTACACGGTAATGAAAATCATCTACCATTCCTTCTACAATTGCTCGAGTCATTAAGCATCACCGCCTACTCTTAAAAGTGTTAGCGTCGTTGTGTAACCTGCAGAAGTAATAGAATCTGTTTGCTTAGTAATAATATATGTACCGCTTGAGATATGTTTTTGTCCACCTGCGAACCACACATTTAGCTTAACATAAGTCATTAGCATAGAAGGTCTTGTTAATCCCTTAAGTGTTAATGTTGCAGTTATAGGAAACTCTGTCATATAACTCCACCATTGAGTCTTGTATGCTGACTTAGCGTTTGTCAAGGAAGATGTTAGTAATGAAGGAGAACTTAATGTTTCAATTGTTCCGTCATCTCTTATATTATATGTGTATTCTTCTTGCTTAACATCGCCTGCATATTCGTAAAGTATTGCCCATGATTGATCGTTATTTAAACTAAATTCAGTAACAAAGTTATCTCCAGGATAATTAATGTCCAGCTCGTAAGTATCTGTTGCGTTATACACAGCAGCATTAGCAGATACTTCACTTACTTTAAAGTATGTTCCCCCAAGATCATTGTTGTAATCATCATTTATAGTAAGAAAGTACTTGGAAGTAGATAATCTATTTTCTTCCGGTGTTTTATTATCCACCATGCACCCTACAAGATAATTTAGATAATTTAATATCGTAGTATTATTCTGTGGTAACAGCTGAACTTTTTTATCGTTACTTGCAATAAGGTTTTTTGATAAAACAACGTTCTTATTTCTCATACCAGTAAATACGTCTTTGAGACCGTACTTTGAATTGCTTAACAATTGCAGTATAACATCACTGGGCTTTGCATTTCGTGCAGGAAAATTAAACTGCGTAGAATTAAGTCCTATTGCATCACTAGTACACTGTAGGGTGTAATCAAGTGAGGAGCTACTCATGTTCAATCGTGTTGTAACATTTGTTATAATACACTGCTCTTCCTTATATATGTAATTAGGCGCCATCCAGTCTCCATACTGAAGGATGATGCGCCTATCTTTTGTAGCTCTACTAAATATTTTATCTAGAAGGTTAGGATCCTGTCCTGTTGCAACTTGATAATGAAAATTCAATGTGTATGTATTAACTGTTCCATTAACTTTAGTTACGGACATTGACTCCATGTAGTTGGGATATGTAGCATTTGTCCTATAATTACCACTGAATGTTCCAAAAGTTACACCGCCTATATTTGCAATGATGAAAGGGCTTTGCACAAGTGTAGGAATGGAAACAAGATTTGCTGCTTTAGCCATTAGTTTACTCTCCTAAGTCAAATTCGATATTAGTAAAGGTAGGTATTCGTAATATTTTACCTTCGGGAAGCTCCGCATAAGGGTCATTAATATTATTAAAAGATAAAACACACCAGTAATATAGAGGTGAACCATAGAAATACAATGATATACTATCTGCTGTATCACCCTTTTTCACTTTATAAGAAACAAAATTTGTGTCCTTTTTTAGCTGTGAGGTAAGACCGTAGATATATTTTTCATCCATTCTGTTGTAATAATACGGGAATACAGAGTACCGGGAAATATAAGTGTAATCTTTATAAGCTTTTTGTGTTAGTATATCTTTCATTTAGCTACACCTCTTTATACATATCGAGTATTACCTGCTCTTGTCCAAACATTTCGCTCAAGAGATGGATCGAAACCTCTAAAACTTCCACTGGTCATAACCTGAGGAGCACTATATGGATCAACTTCTACAATGGTAAAAGATACACCCACATGAGCATATTTATTTCCAGAAATAATCGGTAAGTCGTAATCCACACCGACACTTCCTTCAACAACACCTCTTATAAAAATATCGTTACCAAAACGACACGCAATAATAGGAGGATCCACCATCTTTTCAGTAGCCCCATACACAGGTAATGCAATAGCTTGTATTTGCTTTATCAATGTGTCAACATAATCATCGCCGGGGGAAACAGGTATGTTACTAACATCCTTATTCACTTGCGTCATCAAATCTCTGTGCAAATCAAGTTTTATAGTTATCTGACGAGGTCCAGATTTACTGTAGGAATATATAGGAGCGGATCTGGACATTGGGGTGGAACTGGCAAATTCAACCGACAAAGTATCAGTTAATGATTCCGGGTATGTGGGTATAACAATAAATTGTTGAACATGATACATATATATATAGTTTTCGATCATATTATACGACATGTTTTATCAGCCCCTTATTAACAGCATTCTCGATATCTCTGTCTACAAATCCTAGTATATCCTTTTTGTCTATATAGTCAATACCTGAAATGTTCATATATCTACTGTAAAGAGTATATCTAAGATCGACATCCCAGATACCTTTTACAAAATCTGGTAGTGCTGGACGATAGTCGATTTTTGTTTCAATACCTGAAATGTTCTCGTTTATTTCATCTCTGTTATCAATCGTATATTGCAATAAGTATGCAATTAGCTTGTCTGAATAAGGAATCTGTTTACCACTATTACTTTGCAGTAAACTTAGTTTACTAATGAATGTTCTTGATAGTTGTCTGTCAGATAATTTATTAATACCTTCAGCACTGGACACATATCTATTTGCTACAGAAGAAAAATCTCCTTCAATAACCGAAACACTTGATGTATTTGTTTTTGGAATCTGAACAGCCAGATATAAGTATTTTTCATGCTCTTGAAGTGTTCTGTCCACTTCCGTCTTTTTTACAAAAGCTGCTTGTTCTGCATCTTCAATGTTAAAATCTGAACCGTCATTATCAGGCATATATAAATCAGCACTGGTATCGTTACTTATCATGTAAGTTACAGGATTACTAAATCTTATACCGTTGTATCTTCTAACAGACTCCGGTAACAAATCTGTAAAACTATTGTCATCTTCATCTTTAAGTAACATCCCATCTTTACAAAAAACAGCTTTAACAAGAACAGGAAATTCACAATCAATCGCTATAGTGTATGTTTTGTTAAACTTAATAGGAATAAGTAATACCTTAGATTTTGGAAATACGCCTTCTACTACTCCCTTTGTCTCATCTAGATATAGATATTCTGTACTATCATAATCAAAACAATTATATAGTGGCATTAGGTCCACACCATATATGTCTCTAACACACCTAAGATATTCACCTAAAAACCTGTGTGTTTGTGGGTCATAGTATGATACATTTGAAACAAATTTTTGTGTCACATTCTTTACATTCTCTCCGAAAGAATAGTCATCAAGTATCTTATATTCGCCAACAGGACGATAATAATATCTAACAACATCATCAGTTACTGTTAATCCTCCGATACCCGGAATATCTGTACCCTCCCAAGTCTTTGTGTCACTATTATACCTTGCATAACGTCCGCCTTCTTTTCCTTCATCCACTATATATGTGTCATAATTACGAGTACGAGGATTATAGTGACTCAGAACATAGTCATCATCTGTAGCTATAACATATTCGTTAGCATAAAGATGGTCATCAGTAAATTGATTTGCATTTATCCCATTAAATCGTCCTGTCTTAGTGCACCTAAGGATCTTATCTTTATAAATATAAGTACATCCCTCTATAATTATATCATCAGAACTGATGGTAGGAAAAATAGGAAGTGGTGTATATGAAAGTAGATATTTTATAAATTTTGATTCAAGGGTGTTTTTGAAAAATTGCGACAATTTATAACACTCCTTTATTACAGATTAAATAGCTGATAATTTGACACCCTAACATTAAGGTCCCCAGAATCAGCATTACGAACTTTGATTGTGGGCGGTGTAGTACCATTGCTACCTTGCAATGCTCCTTCCACAAACTGTTTTAATTTTATATTCCCCTCAGTGCCACCCAAAGCCTCAAGTATTGCAGCAACAAGTGCACTTTTTCCTATATTAACTGTGGTATTGGGAGCTAATGTCATTTGCTGAGGCTTAGTTTGAGCTAGTGAACTTGCAATATCTGCGGCATTTGCTATCTTAGTTGTAATACTCGGATTAGTAATAGTTGTTCTTAGTGCTCGAGAAGAGTCAAAAGATAATAAACTTAAGTTAGCAGCATTTGTGTCGTGTACTCTTAAGAAAGATCCTTCCCTTGATTGTTCTATTCCAATATCACTTGTTCTAACATATCCCTGTGAAGTGATACTTTGATTGCCAAAAAGTACGTTGAAATATTCTGACATCGCACTGTCATGCACAAGTATGGATCCTGTGTTGTTATCGTAAACTCTTTGTAATATAATATCTTGTGACTTTACAAAGTCCGTTGCAGCATCACCTATCATAGCGTTCCAAAAGTCATCTAGCTGATGGTCTGTCTTTGCTACATTCTTATTAGTAATCTTTGTAGTGCTTTGAGCATCATCTGTTGCCTGTGCAATAGCACTATTTTTCATATCCGTAGAATTAGTATTAGTAACAAAAGTGCTTGAAGATGTTTCTCCTGTCATAGTACCTAGTAAGTTACCTATACCTGTTCCACGCTGTGTGTACTCGGTTCCTCCCCACTTATCAAGAGATAAACCATTTCCGTTAACGACACTGCTCAGCACTGTTCCTACCAGCGAAGTAGCCCCAGAAAGACCCAGTCCTAGATGCAGTAGTGAATTAACGTCTGTCTCTAGGTCAAGAAAATTTCCTACTGCACCCAGGGTGGGAATATTTATTTTCAATCCCGTATCATCCATGAAATCCACCATCTTTTTCATAACCCAAGTTCCTGGGTTATTTACCATATTCATTCCCATGCCAAACAGTACATTATCATATATATTTTGAATAGTCTCAGAAGCAGCTGCACGCTTTTTGATCATTTGCAGCTGATTATTTGTTTCGTTTAGCATTCCTCCATAAGACATATTTGTCCCAGAGATAGAAGAAATATCCGCTGTGGTAAGATTTGAAATGGCTTTCATATCAGACAGCGACATATTGAAGATATTACCATATGCTGACTTAACAACCTGGCTGTCACTATTTTCGGCTATATCTTTCAGATATAAAACCATACTCTCTAGCAGCTTATTAGTAGTAGAAGCGTCGAGACCATTAAGCAGTATTTGAGCATAATCTAGTCCTGCATTACTTGCACTCATTGCCATTAAAGTTTGTAATGAAGTGTTACTTGCGAGACTTGTGACATCGCCCGTAGCAAGGTAGTTAACACCTTGTGCAATTTCAGTAACTGCGCTATCACTCATGCCTAGTGAATACAGAGATCCTAACCATTTTTGCAAAGTATACTCAAATTCTGTTGACTGGTCCCGGGTCATCTGTGAATTCGCATCAATTATTGCTCTTGAAACAGAATCATATACGTCGCTTAGATAGCTACTGTCACTAAAAGTACTGTTAAACAGCTTAGTAAGTGATGCTTCCATGCCTAAACGAGCAGCAGTTGTATCAGCTTGTTGTAATCTTATTAACCTGGTTAGATTGCTATCAAAAGCGTCAAACGTATGTGCAATCTTATCAGAAACAGATTCTAAGAAGGCTCTCTGCTCAATATTATAAACGATGCCACTATCAGACGCTTTCTTGATATTGTCTATAACTTCTTCCATCTTAACAGAGGAACTAATCGAAAGATTTGTAGTAACCATGTCCATCATGCTCTCAAAATCTTTATCAGAACCCTGTAAAGATGCGTTAACTCTAGATTGGTAACTAATCATCACTCTCTCAGCTTTATCCATCGATTGTATAGCTTTTCCAGTAAATGCGTTATAGGCAGATTTTATATTTTCTTGTACCATCTCAACGTTTCTATTCACTGTGTTGATAGTATTTGCTAATTTTTGTAATGCGTCTAGGTTACCTTTCTCACCCGATAATCTGTCTTGTGCCGTTTGAAGATCTACACCGTATTTCTCTTTTGCAGAATCTTCTCCATTTACAGCTGCTTCTTCATCGTACTTTTGTTTTATTTCAGCTATTTCCTTCGCCGTTTTTTCTACTGCATTTTTTTGCTCATCAAGCTGCTCGCGAACATTACGTGCTCTCTCAGCTCTTTCTTCTCTAGACAACTGCTTAGAGAAGAGAGCGGTATGTAGTATACCATTTTTCTGTATATCATTAATTTCTTTTTGCTGGTTTGCTATGTCCTGCTTTTTGAGGTCATTTATTCTTTTCTCTTCACGTCTTACTTTTTGTGCCTGCAGAACCTCGTAACGAGCTTTATTTTTTGATATGGTTTCTAATTCTTTTTCTAGTTTTTTGGCTTGAGCTGAATTTTTTCCATAAACCACTTGAGACATACGAAGTTGCTCTCTCATCTGCTCTTGCTCATTCTTCAAGCTCTCAACTTTTTGTTTCAACATTTCAGCCTTACGAGTTGCTGTAGCTTGTTTATAAGAATTTACCCATAGAGTGCGAGTAGCATTTGCCGCATCCTTTTCGGCTTTTGTAATTGTTTTACGAAGTTTTTGTTCCAGTTTTAAACGTTCTTCAGTACCCGCTTTTGTCCTTCGTAACTGTTCTCTTATTTCTTCTACACCGTATTTTTCTGCGTACTTATTACGAGTTTTATAGAAGTTTTCCGTTAGCCCCTGAAGTGAGCTGAATAGAGCAGGATTATTCTCAGGTGTACTAAATATTGAATCGTCCGCATATTTGTCTCTTCTTGCCATCTAATCACTCCTTAAGGCCTATCGTTTCATTTTTGCCTTGTTTCTTGCTTCTTGCATTACTTCATTATCATGTTCTATATCGTCTTTAATGAATTGCAGAAGTAACATTCGTTCCTTAACAGAAATTTTACCAGTGTCTGCGTAGGAAGTATTTATTCTTTTTGAGATCTCGTATCTCTCTCTTACAATTTGATTAAATCTTTCAGGTGCGTATAACTTACCGTCAGATGTTAATTTCGGGTCTAAAAAAGTCTGGTCCGAGGCGAAAGGAATTATTATAATCTAACCCACAAACAGAGCACACACGATTTACCTCAGTACGTACACCAAAACTTTCTACTAACTTTTGTGCGTGCTGTATGATGTAGTTAGTGTCCATCATAGGCAGATTTCGCAGGAAATCTTCAGAGGTTATTACGTCCATTCGCTTGCCGTCAACGGTATCTACAACCATTTGCAAAGTATATAAAAGTGCAGAATCCCCGACAGCGCCATTCGACTTTCTCTTGAGTTCTTTACTACGAATAGCGATCTCATCGTTCATACGAGGAGTCTGCATTACTAACTTTATTTGTTTACTTGTTCTAGGAAGTGTGAACTGAGTTAACTCTGCAAAATTATTCTTGTCGTAGTATTTTACTTCAAGTTTATCAAGGTCGATAGCATCCTTTGTTTCTGATCCACAATATGGACACACACTTGTAACATCATATGTTTTTCCATAAGTTGCTACTCTAAGTTTATGAAGTAAGAAAATGTAATCTGCCATGCACATATCATACGAAGATATGCCTGGGTTATCTACTAGACAATCATCAATAATTTCACAAAGTGTCTTATAAGGTCTCTCTGAAGGCGAAAGTCTTTTCATTTCGTGCTCGGTAGTCATTGACTTTAGCCTTACTACGGGATTAACTTTAACATCGTATACTTTACCCATTGAAGGCAAAGTATATTCTTCTGCGAATACATATCCGTCAGTCATCTATCAAAAGCTCCTTTCAATATTTCACTATATTAATACAATTCAAAATAGTTATTGTAATGAGGGAGCTATACAATAGCAAGGTAGTACTTATTACACTATCACCAGTAGCCTCGATAAGTAGTCTGCAACTAAATGCATACTAATCTACCTCTATTTTGGTTAACTTATACTTACTAGTAGTAAAACAATAGCAGCGGCCTTTAGCTATTGCTACAATATATCGTCAGGGTTTTCTTCGATAGGAAGTTGGTTATCAGGTTCTTTGTTTGATTTAGCAAACCTAATGCCCAAATCATTTCCTTTCTGGAATCTTGTAGATTGTTGTCTCCATCTATTTGCGGTGCTGAGTGTATCAGGATTACTATCCAGCGTATCGTTATCAAACATCGAAGTTTGAGCAGGTTCCTGATACTCTTTCCCGTATATAGCGGGATAGATAATATCTGCGTACATTTTTGGATAGTGTGTTTCCATGTAATGTACATAGTTTGAAATAACACGAGCTATACGCTGAATCCAACTATTATTATTCAACACAAGTAAAACATGTTTACAAGCACTGCCCAAACTATCATTAGGGTTTGTAATATTAGAAGGTCTTGTTTCCGGCGCCCCACTGTTAAAATCATTCTTTGATGCAAAAAACCCGAAACGATAAGAAAAATCCGGGCAGCTACAGCTGATATAAACATCCTCTTTATTAAAGGCATTTATAGTAGCTCTAGCAATCTCACGAAATGATACATTACCCGATCGTTTTACTTCGTCCTGTAATAGCTCAAGTATACCAGAAACAGATATGGTCACAGTATAATCATCCGTCTCACCTTTAACTGGGACTCCTACAGTTAATATATCTTCTGTAAACAACTTGTTCATATCAATCTTGTTCATTGCTGAAGTAGTATTCTGTACCTTACTTTTTGACCTTCTATCAAATCTTTGCTTTCCTTTTTCGGAAGACTTTGATTTTGCAATAAGTTGATTACGAGTTGCTTCATTAAGTTTCATATCAATCATCTCCCGTAATTTTATTCTATACAAATATATACAATTCTGCTAGAAACTCATTGTATTGAGTAGATAACATGGTAAACAGGATAAAAAATATCACGGCTCTTTCGAGCCGTGATACCTAACACTTAAACTTACTGTCTTATCCGTTTTGATCCAAAGTTGCATAATCGTACTGAATTGTACATTTTACTTTCTTTGCATCACCACTGTAGTTGTCATATCCATCTTCACTAAGATCAGATATCCAACATCCGTAAAGTCTCCATTGACGAACCTTTCTATAATCAGGTGTGTATTCGATTAAGAAAGCATCCTTCTTGTAGTTCTGCGCAGGAACATCTAAGCTACCAACTTTTTCCGTATATACGTTGTAGCTAAGGTTTTGCCAAGCCATCAAGATTTCCTTAGTATTAGCACCAATAAAGTCATGGAACTCGATGTCACCGCCGTCAAAGGTAGGAACACCTGCAAATTTAATAGTGCTGTTACCTCTTTTTATCTCAATAGGATTTTGAGAAAAGTGGGGAACAAAAGCTGAGGAAACTGATACTCTGAGAACTTCCTGTGCATTTCTAAATACTGCATTAGTATCGCCGGTAGCAGCACCCGGTCTCACAATACCATCAATATCAGTGACAACAAACTCATAGTTATTAGCTCTCTGGGGGCTATATAATTGAGGGTTCTCACCAAGATGGTATGTACCGATCTGAGATTCATACGCCATAATTTATAATTCTCCTTCTTACTCAGAAATAACTGCGTCCTGATCATCTTGCATAATGATAGAAACATAGAAATCTTCTACCGGCTCGATAGGACTAATTATAATCTTAACACAAAGTGTAGCTTTCTCATTATACTTAGGATGTGTAGTATCTAACTGCAACTTATAGCTACTAATACCGTAACCATGTAACATCTTGTCCAGTAAAGGAGTAAGCTCTGCCTTGAAGTTGATCCAAAGGATATCACTGTTTTGTTCGAATGTCAATCTTCTAGCAGTTCTATACACTTCTTTCTTTATATCACTCACAAGGTTTCGTACATTTAAGAATGATGTTGCAGTTAAATTACCTTCCGTAGCATTATTCTTTAAAGTACGGTTACCCCATATAGTATATCCATAGGGCTTAATATTTGTTATAGGATTAATAGAAATAGCATCACGAGGGGACATCTTATCTGCTGTACCATTAGGAATATTTGTGGTCATACCGCCGGAAGCAAGATTCTGTACTAAACCTCTTGCTACGCCTGCTACTGCAAGCCAGTTTGGATTGACAGTTAATGAATCACCCAGAGACTGGAAGTACGCAAAACTACCAGGCATTCTTACTGTTGCATCATAATTTTTTGCCTTACGCATCTGCTCATCCAGATCTGTTGTAGTCCTATTGTAAGTAGCCCAAGGCGTAAACATTGTTGCAAATTCACCAGAGGTCTGGAAAGTCAGATCATTCTTGATAGCATAGTATAAACTGCCGGGCTGATCAATATTTTGATTACGATACGGATTATCTGTATGATCAATAAAAGCTACGCAGTCTCCACGCTCTTTACAAAGATTAAGCATCTTTGCTACCAACGAATTCTGACTATATTCGTAAGTAGGATAACCACCTGAAGTTAAATACTTAATACTGTAGTTTCCTTTATCAGCCAGCCCTGAATCGTTTATAGCATAAACCGAGGATAGAGAGTCATACATAGTACTAATATTAATGCCATTTGATACAATTCTATATATAGCACTGGGATCCCAAGCAGGAGCGGCTTCAGCACTTGTCCCAGGATTTATTCCTTCTACCTGTTTGAACACCAGGCTGGAGCACACACCTTCCATATAACCCACAACCCAAGAATGTGGAATAAATTCAGTACCCTCTGAAATCACACTACCTGCTTTAATAGGTTTAACATTAATACTTGGGCCTGAGGTTACTGCCTTGATAGGAAGTACTTCAGTACTTAATGTGTAGAATTTAACAGAGGTGTTACCCCAAGTTTCGGGTTCCTCAGTTACAACTTCAAACACAGTTGAATCACTTGCTGAGGGAGTAATAATGGTCTTTCCTTTCAGTGATTCATCATTAAATGCGGGAGTAATTTCTTTTGTAAATGTTACTACAGTATAATTACTGCCGCTCTTTGTATAATATTTATCTGCGGATCCCCAATCTGCGGGAGCAACAGTGCTATCGAGAAGCACATAATTATCATCTTGTTTCAAATAATAAGTACCTGCTTTATATACCGGGGTTACATTACTAAAGTATATTGGTGACTTGAAGTAATAATGGGTCAGATCACTCTCACTGACAAGATCACTATTCTTCACGTAGTAAGCGGGTACGGACACTCCGTCAGTGGTTTCGGAGCCCTCATCCATAACAACTTGAATTCCATCCTTAGTGTAAGTTTCAACTTCAGACACAGGAGAAAATGCAATAGTAGGAGCATCACCCTCAGATACATCCTTCACTGCAGTTCTGGTATAGTACACAATACTACCACCACTTGCATTCAAGTACGCCTTACCGTTCTGCTTTGTAAACATCTCAGGTAACACCGGAGTACTAATTGAGCTATAAGAGGCTATACCTTTCTGGTAGTTTTTGTAGTCAGTATCCCAGTCAGCAGGTGCCTCAGAAACCTTATTAAATGTCTGAGTATAATCATCTTCATTCATTCTTTCAAAAAGAACAGGAAGGCCTGCAGAAAGAATTTCCTTTGCCATCACGTATGCAGGATCAGCCTGACCTTCTGTGAACATTATGTTGTGATACGGAATAGCATCTGCACTGAACCCCGTAAGATCACCATCAGCAGTAATGCCAGCTAAATCGGTATATTTCTGATCCTCATTAAAATAAGCAGGTTCGGTTCCACACAAATTTTCAAAGGTGGAAATTGATGTAAACAAGGTAGGCTCATGCACCTTAATGCCCACATATTCTCCTGCACTGTTGTACAGACCGGAATTGGTTTGTCTATCCAGATTAACAAAACCCGGAATATATACAACATCCGTACTTTCACTTAAAACACCGGGACTTGTATTATCTACTTCGGTTATAACAATCTTCGGCATGTATTCGTCTCCTTTAATTTTTCATTGAACTCATTCTATCAACTTGGGACAATCAGGAGCACAATAATTCTTTTCTGATTTCTTATCCCATTCATCTTTCGGAAAAACTTGCGCACAGATCTGGTACACATCTCTGTACCTAACATCCCAAAGTCTTGCATCGTTAATGCTAAACCCTATTGTCATACGTGTAAACTGTCCAGCAATGAGCCTCTCAGGTATGTCCGAATTATCTTCGATTGAGGAAGAAATTGTCATACTAGATACATGTTTATAGTTTTCGTTATTATAAGGTATGTTAACTTCAACTTTAGGGAAATTTATAATATTAAATACAAGATTCCTAACATACTCGTCAGCTTCTTCAAAATATCTTGTGTATATATCGAGTTGATACGGTATGCTAATAGGTATACTATTTAACTGACTTGCCTGATTATTATTTGCATTAAGAGTGAGACCATCAAAGCTCATAGGCTGTTTACCCAACCCATTATCAAGTATAGTAAACCCTCTATTGCGAGAAATTGCAATAAGCGGTAGTTTTATAGGTTCATCATTAGTTTGATCAGCAATTACTTCAAAGAGTCGTCTAGACTCATCGGGTCCTGTAACAGTGATACTTGTATTCAGTGTCCAGCCCCTTATTTTTTCAACAATTGCATCATCATACAACTTTGTCGACATCACTGATCTCCTTTACTATGAAAATAGGATTATACCGCTTGTAATATGCTAATATATTATTGCTAACTCGATTAAATACACTACTTAGTATAGGTATACCTTTTACTCCCAATGCGCCAAATGTAATCATATTAGCTAATGCTGCTAAGGGTATATCCTCATACTTTTCAAAACCACTGATTGATATTGTAATGTAATCCTTATAAACATCTATGTAAAGACTGTTGCTACATCTCACTACTATATTCTTTACGTTTATATTGTTATTCAAAAACTGTTTTTCTAAATACTTATCCATGTAGTAAGTGGAATAATTACGTAGGCTATTAAGCATTTCCATTCTCATATTCCGTCTTAACCAACAAGCAAAGTTATATGAATAGTACCTACGGTCAAGTTGAACTATCATAGATGATAATCCTCTTCATTCAATAGATTAAAAGAACTATGCATAAAATCATTGTTCGTATTTTGATAAGTATCTTCATACTCCGGAACAATCTCACATGCAATAGAAGCAGGATACACAATAGAGTTTGTCAACTTAACGCAACGAAATAGTCTTCCTTTTCCATCGTCTAACCCACTAGGAACAATGAACAATGCACCTTGTTGTATATCAGGAGTATCATATGCTATATGTATTAATGATGAATCTTTTTGAAGTTCTGACACCCAACCTATTTTCTTCATTGTTTGCTGTGTAGGATGTTCATCAAAAATACAGCCTATTACAATTGATGGTTGATAATTCGATTCGATTTCAGCAAAAGATGTCCAATGCTTATCTTTTCTTGGAGCTCTGTACACAACTTGTATTCCGATTAATCGTACCATTTCATCAAACCACTTACGATGTAGCTTTATATCAGGTGTAATTAATCGACCATATCTATTGTCCATCTTTTACCTCTTGCTTTCTTACAGTCTTTGTCAGTAATTAATAAATATATAAAGAATTACTCTTTTAACACTCTATGCAAAACTCTTTATTGATATAAGTTGTAACCGGACACACCGTCAAGGACTAATCCGTCATCAAATCTAATATTCCAAAAACTATTCTTAAAGTTAGTAGGAATACCTTCAACAGACAAGCCTTGAATTTTAACTGTGTCACTATTGTGTAGGAATATTTCTTTCATTTCAGCTTCGGAAACACCCCAGTTTTCGGCAGTATCGAAACCAGGTTTAACCTTAAATACAGCAGTAGTTCCGATGTACATATCACTCCAGGACTCAGACATTTTTGCTTTATTTTTAGCCATACGGTCACGAATTGAGGACACCCTACTATCCGCATCCTTTAGTCTTTGATACATTCCACTTTCCCTATCTAGCAATGCTCTGTCCTTCTTAAACTTGGATAATTCGGTTTCAGTATCCTCGGGTGCTTCTCTGCCTTTGTCAAGAAAGTTTTTATAATCAAATGCGTTAGGATCAGCAGTAACTTGCTTTTCATTTGGATGCTGTAAAAAACGATCTTTACCATACTTAGGTGAAGCTTTCAAATAAGCACCTCTTACAAGACTAAATCTTTTTGAACCCGTATTACCTCTTATAGCGTTACCAGTTTTAGGATTACTGATTGTAATTGTGTCACCGAAATATTCGCGACCAAACTCTTTACGAGCAGAGTCATCAATTGTAACTTCGTACCCCATCTTTTCCAATTTCTTAATTGCTCTACTCTTACCAGTAGCTACGTCAAAAATAACCTTGTTAATTTCAGCATTTTCAGGATTTACAGCTTCTCTCAATTCGGAATCACTATATGCTCCAGCATCAACTATAGAATCAAGGATGTGTTTTGCAGTAACTTCAGGATTTCGTGTATTAAACAAATCATTCCTTATATCTAACCCCACACTATTATACCAAGGAACATCTGGGAATACACTTTCAATGTCCTCAATAAATGCTGTAAAGTAAGTGTTAAAATCTGTGGTATCTTTTGCCTTCAGTTCTTGAATGCTTTTATTCAGTAATTCAGATAATTGACCTTTATCTGTATCATCGGTAATAGGAATAAAGTTCCACTGTTCTTTGAAAGCCTTGTTAATATTTGAAAAGTTCATATAATCCTCCGTTATATTATATTCTAAGTTGGGTTACTTGCAAAAAGCAAGTAACCCAATAAAAACTCACTTACTAACCTTAAGTGACTCTGCGATACACTTTTTACCTCTATTGCGGCAAACCAGGGACATTGATTTAACTGACTCTTTCAGTTCTTTACTGTAACCCTTGAATATAACTTTTGACTCTGTAATTTTTCTGGGCTTAAATACGAAGTTTGTGTTACGCTTTCTTCCGGAGTTAAATCCAATAATACCTTCTACAATAAACCTATTATTTCTGGGTACAATATTGGAGCAACGGAAGAACTTAACATTACCAAAAGACTCTTTCAGCGACTCTTCAATCGCATCTTCAGCGGACTCTCTATCAATACTGTTAAAATCAATCTGCTCTTTTGCTTCGTCTGACACAGGCTCGACTGTCAGTTCATCTGATACTTCTTCATCATCTAAGGCACTATCATCCTTTTCTTCAGATTCATCATCTGACATTGTTATTTCAATGTCATCATCAGTAATACGAATTGTGTCGATATCCTCTGTGAACTTTCTACGACGTTTAATTGATTCTTCTATTTCAGACGCATTTTTCAACTTTTTATCAATGAAAGATTTAACAGCAGTAAAGAAGTCTTCGGAGGAAGTTGCATCCATAAAAGCACCTTCTAAACTCTCAACTTCATATTCGTAATCCCACGAAGCTTCCATCTTTTTACCATCATTGCGGGTGTAAGATGCAAACACTGAGCCCATACCGGATTGAATAGAAGGCTCTACATCCAAATCTTTATATTTCTTGCTTAACTCATCTACTGCTCTAATGTAAAATTCATCAAGATATTCCTCAAAATCAAAATCAGGATCTTCCATTTCCCACATGTCCTTTGCACGCTGGAAATCAGAATCTTTACTTTCCTTAATAGTTCTTCTGTGTTTGAAAGATTCCTTACGAGACTTTGTTGAATTTCTTCCCACCTTGATTACCTTTTCACCAGTCATGTAAGTACCGATGGTGGACAGTAAAGCACCGACGCTCTTCTTAGAATAAAGATCACGTTTCAGCTTGAGAGCAGCGGGCTTATTAGCAATATCACTTTCATTTACAAGGTCCATAATAGCATCGCGAAGTTCATTAACATCAGTGATGCCGCTCAACTTGTCCATGTTATCCCGCAGTAAAGAAGCAATAGTATTATCCTTAGTTAAAAGGTCAACAGACTCACCGATTCTTCTGTCTTTCATGTGACACTTGATAATACGATCCTTAACAGACTCTTGTACCTCTGCTTCTTCATCGGAATCTAAATCTGAGATGGGCGCATCTGATACCTCTTCTGCAACATCAGGTTCGCCCTGAATGCTGTCTTCATCTGACTCAGAAACTTCTTCGTCCACAGAATCTTCTTCCTCACCAGAGGCTTTAACTTGCCCTACAATCTTGTAGCCTTCCACTGAGAAGCAATAAGGACATTCTTCTCCTGCGTTGGCAATCTGAGATTCCTCATCTACCACGACCTCAGAAATCGGTTTGAACACCTTTGAGTGACAAACACAACAGTCAAGGATCATATCGCCTTCATTGCACTCTTCATCATCACGAATAACATCATCTTCTGTTGAGTCAATATCAAATACAGAAAGCTCGTCAACAGAGTCATCGTTCTGCATAAAATCATTTAGCTTTTTGATACCTTCGGCATCAACTGAGAATACATCCTCATTCAGCTGATCCAAAGCCTTGAAAGCTTCCATAAGATTCATACTAAATTCTCCTTTAATTTGTATATTTCGAAATATGCAAAAACATAGTTGCAACAATATCAGTCCAGCGGATAGAGCAGCTGAGAATCATGCTTTAATTGGGAACGAAGTTCTTCTAGTTCGCTGTTGCCCTCTGCAAGAATTGATTCACCATCGTTTGCCCATAAAGCATTTGATTGTTGGAATTTACTTCTTACTCTACCTACCGTAACTTTTGCTATAGCCTTTGATAGCCTCATTAGTACATCAATCCAATAATCGGAAGTAACTTCTTCTACGCTATCATACCTAGGAACATATTCCACTGTTATATTTGACCCGAGGTCAAGTGAAGTATTTATATAAAGATTCTTTGTAGCATCTTCATAGTAAAATATCAAATCAGTTGATAAAGTATTACCAATCTGCTGCAATGTACTCCAAGAGGCATATCTTGACACATAGTCACTAAAATTATACATATTACCTGTGTTTGAAGTTAGTTGCCATAATCCAACCTGCACCGGATCAACTCCAGAATATGTACTCTCTGTAGTATTTCTTACATTATCAGCTACTGCTCTGTAAACCCTAACAACTGCATTAGGTTTGTACTCTGACATGTTAATACATCTACTATAAGGAAGTGTTACTATCTTTGTAGAGCATATATATCGTTGTAACTCCCTTAATGCAGAATTAACAATTCTTTGTAAAGTTTGATCATCTAACTCTAAATCAAGCACTCCGCCTGTTAAAGATAATTTTATCTCATCTGTGTAAAATGACATACTGGGCACAAGAATCACCTCCTGTGTTATCCAAATATAAGTATTCCCGGTATTCTACATAAGTATATACAATACTTACAATTAACAAAAGTATAACGGAACATTTATTTAGTATTGTTCCGTCATCACTGTTTACTTAAGATTATTCGATATTACTCACTGTATCAGCTATATTTTATGACAGTTCAGTATCGTATAACTAAAACCTGTATGATTATAGAATAAAGTAACTAATACTAAAAATAAAGGCGCCTCCGAAGAGGCGCCTTTAATTATAAGTTAGTTATTACTATTACACGCTGGCTTTAGTAATAACAGGATTCTCGTTGTCGTTCATTACGAACACGCCCAGATAATCGTTCTTAGGACCATCGATCATCTTACCGGCAACAAGCAGCCAACTGTACTGACCATCTTCAGCGTCCTGTGCAACATCACCCACTCTATTGTAAGTAGACAGCAGCTTCATGTCGTACATCGTACTGAAGCCCTGGCTTAAGGTGCCGTCAGCAAACCCCAGCAGCTGGGTAGGAACAATTGCCATATAAGGAGCATAAACAGCGGCACTGGTCTGTAGATCCGCACCATTTACACCGAAGAAGAACTCACCGTTAGCCATTGCGGGAGAAACAAAGACCTTAACACTATCGACGGTACCAGCAAAATAAGGACCATTAACAACAGCGGCAGGAGCAGCAACCCAACCCTTCAGGTAAGGCATAACGGTAAGTACGTCAGGAGCAACTACCATGTAGTTAGGAGCAAACTTCTGAGTACGCTTATAGATGATAGCCTTTGCACGAGCAATTACCTCAGTAAACATCTCGTAGTACTGAGAACGGCTGATAGCACCGGCAACAGCAGCACTGTAACGAGGCATATCCAGCTGAGGATCATGCTCAGCGCCCTTGTACAGCATCATTACGCCTTCACTATCAATTTCGTAAGCAAGCTCACCCTGAGCCTGTGCAGAAAGCTGCTGACCCAGATCATAACCATAATCGTTCTTGGCCTGGAAAGCTGCAAGCTGGCTGTAATACACGGCAATGCGACGAGCATGTGCGTGAAGGTTTACAACTTCCATCTTAGCAGTCAAGGTGGGCAGAGAAACAGGCTTTACAGTCTGAGGAATGATCTCGTTATCATACAGGTACAAAGTGCTAATAACGGCACCATCAGCAAACTGAACTTGTGAGGCATTAAAGGTAAGAGTAGCGACTCCAGAGGTTTTATCAATAGCAACCTGAACCTCATTGTCATTGGGGGCTTCACTAACAACAGTCAAGGTCTGTACAGGTCCTTCTTTAGGAGTAATCTTAACGCCTTTTACTTGCAGTACAGGACTCCACTCTAACACAATGCTCTTATTGGACACATTCTCAGCAGTAATGTTGTACTTCTCACTGATAGCGGAAGAAGTATATCTGCTTCTATCTTCATCCATAACGCCCAGACGGAAAGCGTCATTGAAGGTGTCACCAGCCTTAACGCCACCCTTATTAGTACCAGCGCTATAACGCAGATAAGTGATATAACCACTCAGGCTGGACATAGGCTGAACTAACATCAGCTCAGGCAGAATCAGGTTAGGCAGAGAAACAGTGCTAATATTTAAGCAGAATTTCTTGAAATCTCCAATATCAGCTCTCTGGGTAGCAGCAGCACCCTGGAAAGCTTCGTTAAGGAAACGGGAGGTGTTGTGAAGCACAGATGCAATCATCAGCTTCTTCTGAGCGCTCATTTTAGCGCCATTGTGGGACTTCTGGTGAACGGACTCAGCAATAGCAAGTCTGTTCTTGTATGACTCAATCAAATTCATTTTTATTTCCTTTCTTCAACACTAAAGTTGAATATTACATAGATTATAGTAATTCCATTAATGCTTTATCCACTACATCATCAGGATTTGTTAAAGCCTGTTTTTGTAGGTTTTCTTTCATTGATACTTTCTTAACATTATTTACTTGAAAAGGTAATTTACTCATGTTAAGATTGTACTTTCTCAGATTTTCAAATGCGTTGTCTACGTCAAGTAAGGTGAAAGATTCATTTAACCTGCTTTTTACTGACTCAGGAGAAATTCCCAGTGCGTCAGACTTGCATTCGATATATTTATCTACTGCATTTTTTGCAAGTTTTTGATACTTCTTTGACTGTTCCTTACTTTCCTTTAACTTTTGTGTGTATTGCGAATGTTTAAGTTGAGAGTCTCTTTTTAACTCTACAATCTCATTTTGTAAAGATTCAATTAAATCTTGATCTTTACGTTTTGATGATTGAGAAGATTCTTGTAACTCCTTAACTTTGGACTGCAATGCTTTGATTTTACTATCTGATACCTTTGCAGCTTCTGTTAAGTTATTCATCTCACTTCTCACACTCATTAGCTTTGTCTTATAGGACTCTGCTAATTTTTCGGAACGAGCTCTCTCAGAAGACATGTCATCAATCTGAGATTTCATTGTTCCAATTTGTGACTTCATTGCATCAGTTCTTTTTGCTGAGTCTCTTTCCGTTTTCAATGCAATTTGTAATTTGTTTATCTGATTTAACAATCTCATTTCTTTGGCCTCGCCAACTGAAATCTTCTCGTTTAAATCAATTACTTGCATTTTAAGGTCGCTGATCTCTTTTAGAGCTGACTGTAGGTCGTCTACTAAGTCTGCCCCGCTACTTGCGGCATCATCCGTTTCAACTGCTACTGCAACATCGTCCTCTTGAGCCCCCTCATTTTCAGCAGGCTCTATATAGTCAATACCTAGATCCTCCAAGGTATGTATCATAACTGCTTTATCAACGTCATTTGACGCATCAATTGATTCTTTAAGTGCTTTCTTTAAACTACCTTTTTTGTTGTCCAAAGACTCAGTAATAAGATTTAATCTTGCTTCTTTAACTGCGGGAAGTAGTACTGCATCAAATGCCTTAAACTCAAATCCTTCGGGCTGTACACTTTCGTTACCATCCCAATCAGTATCTACATCGCCTTCCGCTCTTGAGCTTATACCAATCTTATATCCGTAGTCGCAAAGACACTTAAGAATACGACCATTTGGTGTATCAAGTATATCCCATCTACCGACTAACTTGCCGTCGCTTCTCTTCTTAGGAGGTTCAGGCATACAAATGGCGATACTATTAAACTCTTCATTCTCAGTTTGTCCTTCTTTGGGATGACCTAACTGACCGAAGATACCGCCGGCCTTGAAATGTTCCTGCACAATAGGATCATTAAATGCCACTTCCCACACGCTATTTGGATACAGCCTTCCGTTTCTAGTTGCGTGTATACAGTCAGCACAAATGCCTTCGAGTGTGCCAAGAACACCTTTTCTTTTTTCTGATGATTTATAAGATAAGTTATTCTTTAACTGTGGCATCTAATATCTCCTTTAAGGTTTTCACTAATATAATACAATGAAAAAAAATTACTTTTGATTTTTACTTGTAATATGAAAAACTAAATATTATAATTAACTTGTGTTCAGTAGATACATAAAAAGGGCGTACTAGAATTAATCAAAAGTTTTTACAAAAAGTTATTCAATTAAGTATAAATTATTTTACAAGTTATCTTATTTGTGAATTACTTTTGCAGTAATTCACAGGCCTTCAAATCTGCTTTGATCAGATTAAGCATTTGTACACTTAAAGTAAGGTCAAACGTATCAAAATAATTATATAATACTTTTGTTATTTCATCAGCCCTTGAATGTTTTAGAAATAGTTGTTTATTTTCTACTTTGTTACTATATAGTAGTATTTGTGTTAAAAGACTTGATAAAGTTACAATCATATCTTTCGGTTCTTTTATATCAATTTGTACTATTTCTTTATATAACTTTGATTTACCTTCGTTATATCGTTTTCTTAGAGATTCATAAAACAGACCTAACTCAAGAGGTCTGTTTTTATTTATGAATTTTAGTACATCAATATCAACCGAGGTACTATTTAATGTTTTAATTACATATGGTTTTGTATCAATATTTCTGTCTTTTAACTCTGCAAGTAATAGTAAACAATCATTCTTTGTAATCATAAGTACTCCTTCATGGTTATTACCACCTAAGTATTTTAGTCAATATTTACTAAATCAATTCCCAACTGATCGGGGGAAGGAAGAATAGTATCGTATGATTTTTCAGATGTGTCTCCCTCCGTATTTATATCAGTATACATAGCATTATCTGATTTTTCAGTATCTTCAGAATCGTTAGTAATCGAAGATTCATCTTCATCTTTCAGACTGAATATTTCACTATCGTCATCAGAATCCGTATTATTTTGCTGCGGCTCTTCTACAGGCTCCTTTTCAGCAATAGCTAATTCAATTTGCTCATCTAATTCTTTGATTATATCTGGATCAGTAACAATATTCTTCATCAATGACTTTAATATCTTCAATCGTGCAGGTGCATCTTCTATATCACTTAGCATATCCATTATATCTCTTGATAACTGCACTTTAGTGCTTTGGTTCTCCATCCTATCAATATCTTCTTGAGTTACTGGAGGCTGAATATGCACTTCAAAATTATTAATGTAACTGTCTAATCCTTTATCCAGCAAAATTAGATTGAAAATATCTTTTAATAGCTGTGTCAATATATTCTGTATATGCTTTACAGTTTTTGCGTATCTGCTAGAAATAATTGTTAAAGACTGTCCTCCATTAAATCCGGCAGCATCATCATTTTGTGAGAAAAAGTTTTTAGGTACCTGTAAACTACCATACAGTTTATTTAGATACCATTCTAAGTCTGCAAGACTTTTTACATCTACATCTCCACCAATCTGTGTAGTAGAAATTGCGCCGACACCGTCATGTGTAGGAACATACACATTATTTTCAATGGGACCAGGATTAGTGTATTCTGACATTCCCGAACCCTTATTTATAGCTGCTTTCTGCTCTATCATTTGTTTAATTCCCATAAGAGTTTTAGCAACATTCTCTTTCGGCATATCACCTACTTCAACATTTATCAATCTAACTATTGAAGATTTTGTAACCCTGTTTAACAAGACACTAGCTTCTAATAATTGTAATTCTCTCCATGTCTTGTAAACATTTGATAATAACGATTGCCCTCTTTTTACAGTATATGAGTACGCATTATTATCGTTATCATAATCTGAATCGTTTAAGAAAATATTAACGGATTCTTCATATCTACTAACATTATCCTCGATAGCAGCATGGACAAACTCTGTGGGTGGATATATTGTTATATCATTACGCTTAAATTTATAAGCATAATTCATAAAATCAATGTTATTTTGAGACCTAACAATAACCCCATCAACGGGACTTTTTATAAATCCCACTGTTTTACCAAACTTTGTAAGTTCAAACATTTCAGCAGGATTAGTAACCATTTCAACATAGTGAGCATATTTATCATTCTTCTTAAATGCCTTTATCTTCACATCTTCTGTTAAGTTACGATTCTTTTTTCCGAATATAGCATCATCATACTCTGATTCACGATAAAGACGAATGTATAAATCTCCATACTTGCATAGACTATAAGCCCATTTATATATGTTCTTGTCAATATTCAAACTATCAATGTAATAGTTGATAAGGTATGCAATATTTGAATCATTTGAAGTTGCCCAAACAATATTGCCTTCAGTATTTCTTTGCGTAGCGTCTTCAGCATATGTTTTTATCACGGCGCTAATTTGTCCATCTTCACACATCGTATCGTAGATGTTATACATCTCATTACGAGTTGTAGCCTGTTGACTTAAGGAGTTTATTCCTGAAAGGTCAATTGTTGAATTTATACCAGATTGTATAATGTTATCATACATGACATCACTGATTCCGACATCAGACTCTTTGCCCTCTGGAGTAACTTTTTTAATTTTATTTCCATATATTGAGTTGTCAGTTAAATATACGGAATCTTCAATGTTATTATTACTCATTATATTACCTTTCAAATACTTTTATCTTATTACATAAATATATATACAAGTATCACCAAACCATGATTCCTTCGTTTACATATCCCGCGGTATATGGTATAGAAGGACCCATTCCAAAATCAATTTTTTTAGTTTCTTCAGAAGTGGATTCATTATTACTAAATATGTTAAACGCACTTTTTATTTCATCCTCGAGGTTCACAGTTATTTGTGTGCGAGTCTGTGATTCTGAGCTATCACTCACTGAAGTTATATTATCAATGTCATCGCCGTATTCAAATGCATATTCTTCTGCGTGTTGAGAAGCAGTATACACAGATCCGCAAAGTGCGTCGCTTGAGTCCTTTGAGTTATGAACGAATATACCACAATCCAATGCAAAATTATGGTTATCTTGTACACAGATATCGTATACATCTTCTGTTTTTTCAATAAATTCAATTTTCAGCACTTTATGGTTAATTCTTCCGGGAACGTAACCTTCAGGTGGTTGTTTTTTTCTAACGTCAATGAAAATTTCTTTTTCACCATTGTTAAACCAGCGTGAATTTTTTGATATTTCTCTATTTTTTTGTCGTTGTTCTTCTGTAACAGGTTTAATCGAGGATTTTACTGCCTCACTAATTTTTTTCTTCTCCTCTTCCGTACGTGGTTTTCCTTTTCTTTGTTCGTTGCATTTCTGCAGCGCAATCTTTGCATTTTCGTATTTTCCAAGTGAATGATTTTTCTTGATAGATTCAGTAATTCGTTGTTGTATTGTGGGGTCTTTAATTCTAGCATATTTAACACCATATGAATTTTTTTGTTTCAGCGTAAGTGTGAAATAGTCAATTCCAAATATGTCCTCTATTTCTTTAACTTTCTTAAGAAATTCTTGTTTCTTTTGTAACCTTTTACACTCCAGCTCAAGTTGATGCTTCTCTACGTCACCAAACATACCCTTCTTTATATTGTAGGATCTCTGCTCATACTCTGCAGTTCCTTTGTTTTCTTTGTGCCATTGGGTTAGAGAAGCACGTCGTTTTTGTCTAGCCTCTACACTCTGTGCGCCAGTTTGTAATAAAGAGTGTATTTTTTGATGTGTACTATTTTTAACATAGATTAAATTTGTGGGGGTATTATCTTGTTTGTTACAATTTTTATGGTGCACTAAATCTTTTCCGTCAAGCACATCTGTAACAAATCTTCTATGCTCATAGTGCCACTTGTTTTCAAACGGCTCAAAATACATTCTATATCCTTCAAGACCGTTGTTTGAGTATTTTGTGTACAAAGGCATTAAAGATGCCCCAGGAACCAAATTTTGAGCTTCAACGTATGTTCCATCTCTTAACATAAATTTATGATTTAATGTACATTCTATTTGTTCGTTATTGTCAAGAGTTATCCTAATCAGAGGTTGGTTTTTGTTTGTTAACCATGCTTTTAGTATAGGTTTTGGCTCAATAATTTTTTCTTCTTCGTTAAAAGAATATACATAGTTAGTTTTACCCTGTTCATATTCTTCAACAAGTTGTAAAAAGGATAATGACCTTCCATCTAAAAGTCTAACTTTAGTGTCACCAGTAAAGCAGCCGTTTTCTGGATGGTCCACCTTTCCCGTACCATTGTTTTTTTCCAGTGATGTGACCTCCTCAGTCAATAGATCACATTTCTTATATATCTTTATTCTATTCTCATATATTACATTTTTTAGATGCTGATAAGGTACACAAATTCTATCAGTATTAACTCTATCTACAGACAGTATTTCAGTCTTAAATTTTTCTGCTGTTAATTGTTGCAGTAAGTCGTAGCTCTGAAAGGTATCACAACTAACAACTTTTATTCTAAAACCTTGTTCTCTTAACCAGCGTATGAATTGACGGTTCTTTTCAAAGGATACTTGATATCCCTTAGGAGCTTTAACTGAAACATTAAATGCCAATTGATAATACATATCTTTTGATATGGGCTGACCTGGGACAGATGGCTTTTTACCAATTACCCATGTACCTGCTATACCAGTTTTATCTCCACTAATTGACATATCTAGATGTATATATAGTGGTTTATACTTGTACTGTTTTGGGACTCTTGATAAATCAAAATAATCCCAATATTGTGAAGTATCCTGAGGATTATTACCTACTTCAATGACATCTTTTACAAAGGGGTTTTGATATTCATCTGTCTTACACTCGTTAAATCTTACACCAGAAATATAAGTGCTAAGTTGAGTGGAAGATATTCCTGCATAGTCACAAAGTGCTCTGTCAATATCATCAATGAAGTCAGGTCTAAGGTCCACAGGCACTTCTATTATTCTGTACCCCTTTGCCCTATAAGAGTCCAAGTCATCTGTGTTATCAGGTATTACTTCAGAGTTCAAGAACCTATTACCTACGGCTACATTAAATGTTTTTAACGAGTATGTTCCTCTAGGTTTTATATTCCAAACTGCTTCATCAACGATTAAAGTGTTATCTCCTTCCGATACAGCTTTCTTTTTCATGTGCTTCCAAGAATGATTTTTCACTTCTCTTAGATGATGCAAGAATAATGATACCGGGATTCTTTCCATTTCGAGTGAAACGAGTTTTCATTCCTCCTAATGCAGTGTCTACCATGTCGATTGCTCGTTTCTTTTGCTTTTCAATGTCCTGCGTGGGAATAAAACTGCTTGCTGACTATATCTTCAACCATTAAGGTTGCCCACCACTTCGGCGTAAAGCCTACTCTACTCCATTCACATATAGTGTGTTTCGATAGTCGATGAACTTTGCTCTATTCGAGCCTTAGCTGCTGATTGTCCATTGTAATAGTGTTTAGGATTTAACCATGCACCAACACAGTAATTTTTTCCACTTTCGCAACATTACCGCTTTAGCATATTTCATCTATTCGTTTTAGTTTACTGTGTGTTAGGATGTCCCAGCAATTCAGTGGGTATTTTATCACGCAACTTTCGTTACGCGGAGACCAGTTTACCAATCTCATCAAAAAACGATGCAAAACAATTGTGGCTACAAATAGATCCGCTATTTGTTTTAATAAAAAAATTGTGGTGAGGAGAAGCCTCGATCACGTCATAGTATTGAGTAGGAACTTCAGAAATGTGATGTTCAATCTTTTTTATCCTCAATTGTAGGTGTACCTCCCTTTTTTGATAGTAGATGTGTTTCAGATATTCGGTTTTTTACTTTATTACACCTTCCAGGTATAAAACCCGGTGGAGGATCTTCTTTTATATACACTTCTTGATGATCATTGTGATACCATCTTCTTCCCTTTACATTATTCCTTTCTGTTTTTACGCCCTTTCTTACACTACCTTTAACAAATCCTTCAGGAACTACCTGTCCGCACCTTACTCGTATATCCTGTTCACCATTGTTGTATACAATGCATCCTATATTTCTAGCATTAGCTTCTCTTAGCTTTCTAAGTCCATCCTCTGATATATTATGTGAGGAGCCCTTTTGTGCTTCCGATATTTTCCTTTTCTGCTCCTCTGATCTCTTAATGCCCTTTAATGCTAAACTAATACGAAGCTTAGCTTCTTCAGTTCGTACTTTTCCTCTATTGGAATCTCCAATCTTTTTCCTTGTTTCTTCAGAAACAGGCATTCCATATCTTCCATTTCTTACGCCCTTATGTAACTGTGACCACAATTGAAAATCATTAAGCGAGTTTCCGCCCTGCCCACCTCGATGTATGTTGTACCCTACATCGGGATTAGTTGCGTCGTATTCACGTATATAACGTATTTCCAGCTCGTTCAATTCTTTTCTACTGCTTCCCCAGGCGAGTATTTCTCTATCGATAAGAGAAGTGTCAACATTTGATATTGATTCAACCCATTTTTTGCCCGACCCATAATAAGTTAAATCAACCTTGTCACTCTCCCTTTTTCCGATATATATCTTTCCAGTATACGGATGGGTACATTTATAAATGTACCCAAAAGGCTTAAAATCAACTATTTCATCTGTTTCCGATAAATCTTTTGCTTCAACGTACTTACCGCTCTTGAGTAAAAATTTGTGGTTTGGTGTGCATCGTATTACTGTGCCATCCTCTAATTCAATAGTGTACTCCTCGTTAGTTATAACAGTAGGTTTTACAGTGCAGTTATCACTTTGCACTATTGTACCGTCATCTGCTCTACTCAGAACAGATATTTGTTTGTCCACCAATTCTTCTAAGCAAAAATATCCATCGGTTGTTAATATTTTTGTGTCTCCTGTTAAACAGGCTTGGCCGATTACATGTCTGGGCTGAGAACCAATTATAATGTTTATGTAAGGAGGGGGATTCCAAACAAGATCTTTCTTACCGCTAAGTGTACCTCTTTCCATAAACCATGGTGACATTTGTATTGTATTTTGAAATTTACTTACACCGATATCATACGCCAATGCTTCAGTAATATTCATGAATGAAAAGGCAATACGCTCCGTGGGCTTTAACCCAAAGTATTCTAGTGGATTTTTCAGACACATTACTCGGTACATTAAGTATGCCATAACTGTTACAGCAATTTCACTCTTACCTAAACCACGAGCCCCAGATAATATAAAGTTATTTACTGATGTACTTATATTATCTGGAAATAACTCTTGTAGTTTATGTTCCCAGTAAGGATATAACTTGCATTCACCATCTGATAAATGCCAAGCCTTCCCCAGATATCTGGGATCCTTTATAAATGTAAGTATATCAACTGGAATTTCTTTGTAGTCCTGATATAGTATGTCTGTATACTTATCAGAACTTCCTTTATCTGCAATCTCATTCATTATTTGTAAAACTGCTGCCCGTTCTTCTTCAGATAAAGCTTCAAAATCAATATCATTAATATTTTTCATTCATACCTCCCAGCAGAGCCTTATGCATAGGGTAGCTTAGGCTTTTATTTCAACTTATTATATCTAATATAAGTAAAGGGAGCAAACTAGCATGACCTAATCTGCTCCCTGAGTGATCACATATTCAACTATACTTATAAACCTAATTTACATGTATAAGTTAGATATAATCTACTCATTTATACTTATGAAGGTAGGCCTGCTTGTAATAGTACAAAAGCAATAAGTGCTCCAAGTACTGTCATTACTATTTTGTCAATTACTGCATCCCATCTCTTTACGGGCTTTTTCTCCAGTTCTTCAAGTCTTTTGTTTTGACGTTGCTGTTCATCTAACAGTGACTTCATGTTATTTGCAAGTACTGCAACTGACGAACTAAGTTGCTGTATGTCTTGAACTAAAGCTGATTGTTTATTAAGCCTTTGATAGATGACTTCATTATCATCTTCTATTGCCTTCATCCTAACTGAAAAGTCAGCCCATCTTTTCTCATTTTCTAATCTGTATTCTTGTAGCTCCATGCCCGATGACACTCATCCTTTATTACAAAATTCATCTGCAGATTAGAATAATCTGGTTATGTGTGTGTAACTATTAATACAATAAGTAATTACACGGCAAGTTATTCACCGTTGCCATCGGAAGACCCTTCATTGTTTGCCACCCAGTCCTCCGCATTGCCCTGTGTACCACTATTCTCAAATACTTTATTAAACTCACCTAAAGCACTTTCGAGTAGCATTCTTAGCTCAACTTCAGTTACTTGAATGCCTTTTGCAGCAAGCATCGAAGTTGCTGCCTCAATTGCTTTTTGTAATTTTTGTGGACCGTCCAATGCTTTATAGCACTGTTCAATTCCACTAACTACAATCTTTGCAACATCTTTCTTGGTTTTATCATTGATGTATTTTTGCACAAGACTCTTTGCTACAACAGCAATATATCCTGCGATTGCAGTAACAATTGTTGTAACAATCTCAAGCCCATATTGATTGATAAAAACCTTTAATCCATCCATAAAAGTATCCATAATATTCTCCTTTTTATCTTTATGCTAATACTCCGTCATCAATACCAGTTCTACTTCCAAAGTTATCAAGTAAATACTTTATATTAACAGCTTCAGTTTCTTCACTTGTAGATGTAGCTGTAGGGATCTTCAATGATTTTGTATTAATACTGATAGATCCTGTAGTATCGTTGGTAGTTCCTATAGTTACAGATGTACGGGCGTTAAGTATAATCGACTGATTAGACGTTAAATCAAACCAAGTAGTTGTGCCGCCAGTTTTATCTAACTTACCGTTTAATTCTTCTTTGGTAGCAAAAGTAGAAGGATCAATTTGTCCTCCTGAAACAGTATCAACATATCCTTTTGTAGCAGCATCTGTACTTTCAGTGGGTGTTGCCAATGAAGTAATCTTTTTTGAACCCATATTGATAGCACCCGTCATGGTTCCACCAGACAAGGGGAGTTTAGTGCTATCTTTTACTTGTAATCGTGAAGTACTACTTAAATCCACAAATAGGTTCCCTGTATCAGTTTGTAGCAAAAACTGTCCTGGATTTTTTGCCACATTTCCCATTGCAGATGAAAGGCCTTTACTAAATTTTATTTTATCCGCCATTAATTCACCTCATAACTGAACTTATAACAATTTATCCGTTAACTAGAGTAGACATATTCTTATTAGATTATCTTAAACTTGGAAGGCTCTTACCCCACATCCATATCTCTTTTAATCAATTCAGTAAGTATATACCTTTCAATTTACAAAAATATATACAATAGTACAGGTAGGAACAAGAAGATTTACAGCTACTTGTTCCTACCTAAGATTATAAACTAATATAGAAAATTAATCTAATTAGAATGTGCCCCAAACTAGAGCAGAATTAGTTAGCTCTTCCTTTGTAGCATAAGTTTCGGTAATAACATTACCGCTTGCATCTTGTGTAGCCTTAGTGGCAGAAGCAACAGCACCCGTAACACTGCTGCCAGAAATTGTTGCATTTGTTAACACACCGCTGATCTTACTTGCCGTAATTCCGCTAGGAATGTCAGCATTGGTAAGCTCGCGTAAAGTAGTTACTAATGCAGGAGTAGAAGCACTTAAATCAAGTGTACCAGTTACACCGCCCGTAACTTTGATACTAGGTTTACTTGTGATGCCGGACCATGCTACTGCATCAGCCGTTCCAGCAGTGCTAGGTTTACCAATGAGCACTTTCTGTGCTGTAGCACTACCGCTGGGTGTAACACTAAATGAACCGTCTTCGCCGCTAACGAACGTGTATGTAGTATCAGTGTCAGGAGTGGTAATAGTTATGGCGCTTGAACCGTCATACTTATTACCATTGATAGTCAGTGCATTGTTTACCTTATCTGCAGATCCAGCATTACCTGTAATATCATTGATTTGTACATTTGAAGTTAAGGCCTGTCCATTAACTGTGATAGTATTATCTACCTTACCGCTCAGTGCAGTGCTGAGTCCACTGATCTTGGACATACTAATAGCAGCGCTATCAGAAATATCATCATTAACAATGGAGCCAGCAGCAATAGCCGCAGTAATAGTATTTGTACCACTGCCCAGGGTAACTGAACCTGTAACATCACCTGATAAAGCAATGGAAGTGGGTCTACCGGTAACACCCGTCCAAGCTACGCTACTTGCAGTAATAGCACTGTTCTTCCAAACTTTATTCTCAGCGTCATATACCAGACCTTGTCCAGCAGTAGGTGTTGTAATAGTAACATCGCTAAGGTCATTGGCTCCGATAGTAATAGCTCCACTCAGCGCCTTACCTGCAATAGTTACTGCTTGAAGATTATCAATGTCAGTTTCGGCAGCTTCTACTCTGCCAGTAAGTTGAGTTACAGAACTTGCGGTTGCAAAATCAGCAGCTTTCTTACCACTGTCGACAACAGCACCATTGGCACCAAAGGCTACAAAGTTACCATTTACGGCATCTGTTACTTTGTCAACCTTAGCGTTTAGTGATTCACCTAAACCATTAATCTTGCTCTGGTCGATAGCAGCATTAGCAGCAATATCTGCATTAACAATGGCGCCCTTAACTGCATAGATGGATTCATCGCCTAGTTCGTGCCAGTTAGCAGCTTTATTTTCTGCCTTATCTAGAACAAACTCTTTATTACCGTAAATAACAACATCACCGGCAGACCACTTGGTATGACCGCTCACAGTTGCACCAGTTGTGCCCTTAGGATCTGTAGTAGAAACACCTGCAAAATGCATCGCTCCAGCCAGATCAGCTACAGCAGTATCAACATATGTCTTAACTTGAGCCCCAGTTACGAGGTTATCATTTGCAGAAGTGCTAATAGCTTCAGTTGCAACATCCTTAGTAGCAGCAGTACCAGCAGCAACACCTGAAGTAACAAGTCCTTTTGCATCGTACTTTACTAAGCTATTTTTAGTAGCAGCTGTAATAGCACCATTCGCTACAACGGCATTTACCATACTAGGAGTGATGGTGTGTCCATTTGCAGTTAGTGATCCAATAACATTACCAGAACCGGTGGAAGCTCCAATAGTAATATCTGTTTCAGCAGGGAAGGCGATACTCTTTTCCTCAATGGCAGTAATAGCTCCCTTACTGTCGACAGTAATAACAGGAACTTTAGTTGCAGAACCGTAAGCCTTAGCAGTAATTACACCAATGGTCTTATCAGCCTCGTTTAGTACAGCCTCATTTACGTGTGCAATAGGTTCCCAAGAAGCACCATCCTTACTAAAGAATAAGTCACGGGTTCCTGTACCCTCTAGTACGAACAGTGAGTTAGGAGGAAGATATCCTGTAGGCAGAGAAGAACCGTAACTTACTGGACGTGAATACTCAGTTTCGCCTACAAAGAATCTTTGGGTGTCCGTAATAAAATATACGGTGTTAAGGTCTTTTGTGAGTTTATCAAAAGAACTCTGCAGACCAGCCTTAAAATTAATTTTTGCGTTAGCAGAAGGCATGTAAACATTTCCTTTCATTAAAATAAATACTTTACATTTATGTGTCTTTACACATAATAAAATACATTATCTAACACCAACTTTATATCGTGTGATGTTATAACACTTAACATAGTTACTAATAATTCTCAAGGTTACTCTACACTTTGAATTACAAGCGCTGTAAAAGTAACCTTGAGAATTTATTTAATAGATAGCTACACTAGTATGTGTATTAGATCTCCTGCCAAGACATTGCTGCAAACACAGCAGCTTCTGTAGCAAGAGTGCTAGCATCAGGGTCGGCAGCAAGTGTAGCACCTCCGGCCTTCTTACCGCTGTCTTTAATGTTACCGTTTGTGTCAACAAACCCAACAAAGTTATCAACCACTGAAGCCGTTAGGAACTTACCGGCTAGAGAATCCTTGAATTGCTCAAGAGTAGTAACTTTCTCACCTAAAGCATCAATAGCTGCTTGCAGTGTTCCTTGTGCAGCAGAAACAGCACTTGAAATAGCAGTTGCAATAACGCTAGCAACAGGAATCTTTGTTGCAGAGTTACCCATCTCACCTTCTGCAAGTACTGACACTCCGCCATCCTTCATGTTACCATCACCATTGGCAACAATAACATTACCAGATACAGCACTTACCGTGTTGGCCTTACCGCTAATATCAACCTTTAAACCTGTAGCACTTGATACTAGGGCATTACCTTCTGCAGGATCGATTATTGCGCTTGCAGTGATAACATTGCCATCGCTAACACTTACCTGAATATTATCAGACTTACCGCCGGTGTACACGTCTACTAGAGATGCAGCAGGAATAACTACTTCCTTATCAGCACTTGCTCCATCATTAACGACAAGTACGATAGCAGGTCCTTTACCACCTTCGGGCAGATCATAACTGGCTTCATATCTTCCACTACGGACGAAATTGTCCTTAGGTAAGCTAATAGTTTGTGAAGTAGGATTACCAGACTCAGAAATGCTCTTTACTACCAGCTGTAGCTGATCAGGATCATATACTACACTGTTGATAACACCAACTAATCTTGCAGAACTGTCTCCGACTTTCAGCACACCCGTTGAACTTTCAAAAGTAACTTCAGGCTTAGCAGCTGCAATTGCTTGTCCAATGATGGTCTTAATAACACCAATAGTACCTAGTTTACCATCGTTGTCTGCTTGAGCCCAGTTTCCACCAGTAGTTAGATACCCGGGTGAAAGTACTGACCAAGCAGCACCGTTTTTAATACGCATTTCAAAGGTTGTAGCATTCAGGTATAACTTACCCTCAAACGCATTAGCAAGGCTTACAGTGCCTGCTGCAGGCTCTGCTGGATCGAATGCTGTGACAACCTCAATATTTGATGTAACATCATTTGCGCCTTTGTATATTCTCTTAGCGTCAATAACAAAATACAAAGTATTAGCATCTTTAGCTGCTAATCCGTTATAGCTACTGAGCTTATTTACTACTGTAAAATTAACCTTTGCCATAAATTAAAACACCTTCCTTAATCAAGTGTTGTCCACTCTGAAGTAGAACTGTTTACTAAATTATTAACTTCCGTTTTTGTATAAGTATCAGTTAATCTGCTTTGAATAGTGGAAATTTCTGACTGCAGTCCTTCAACAGTTGTGGGGTTGGATTGATAAAATGCGAGTTCAAAATTACCCTCTGCAATCTTAACAATCTTAACTTCCATTCCGGAAAGATTGGATGCAGGATGAGTAGGATCGTTCCAATCCGTCTGTATAAAAGTGCCTGTGCCGGACTCTGAACTTTCCTGATATCTATAGTACTTCTCACCGAAGTTCTTTAAACTAAGCTCGCCACCGCTGGAAAGAACAATAGTTTTTCCATCTACGCTAACTTCACCGCCGATGGCTTCTAGTGAACCATCCTGTGCAATACCGAAATAGCTGTTCTCACCACTAGCATCAACTACAGCAATTACCTGACCAGGATAGGCAACAGCGCTGGTTGAAGCATATGTTTGAGCAGCTTCTAGTGTACTAAATACGGAATTGCTGTCAATTGGCAGCGGGTTGGTACGAAGGAATGATACACCAGCATTCCACTTTGCGCCAGATGCAAGCTGGCTAAAGAAATTGTCTCTATTGATAATAGCCATTATGTATTCTCCCTTCCTTATTATTTAGCAAGCGTGATTGAATATGTGGTAGTACCTGGAGCAGCTGCCGCATTGTCTGAGTAGAACACTGTGTAATCAATCGGGCTATAGTCGTTTACTCCGCCCACCTGAACAGTAACAGATCCACTAACTGTAACAGGTAGACCAGTGCCGGTGTCTTTTAACTCCATGCTCGTGTAACCTAATCTGCTAGGAACAGCAACAAAAATCTGCTGCATGTCCGTAGCTCTCAATGAATTAGGTGCACTGCTATTTTTATTACCTAATGCCTTAATTTGAGCCGCAGTAATTCCAGTAGCTGGGCTAATAAGATTACTTGCTCCCTTGTATCCCCAGAAGCAATTCCGGAAGGGAGTAACACTGCTTGATTTTGCAGTTTTGCTTCCAGCCTTAATTTGTCCAGCAGCATATTCTTTACCCAAGTAGGTTGTAGGAATATTACCATCTCCATAGTTAACAGTAGCACTTACGGAATAGTTTGTGCTATCTGTTACGGTGAACTTAGTAAAGCTTCCTGTTTGAGTGGATGCACTGCCTCCATTTGTATCGGTAACAGCATATGAAGTTGCTGTAACTCCAGTAGGTTGATTACCGTTCTTGTTTGCACTATAAGAACCCGGATTTAAGGTGACAGAATAAGAAGGTGTAAACTCAGTACCAACTTCCTTAGCACCAGCATTGTTAAGTGTTACGGATGCAGAGGGTTGTGTAACTGTGGGGTTACTGTCTTGGCTTAACATGCTAACAAGTAGCGTCTGAAGGTCTGCAACATCTGCAGGATCAATGACATCGCCCTTCTTAAAGTTTCCTACAGGAGTAGTAACAATGATTTCTTCTTTCAGAGCAACATCTGCGGTAGTAACAGCTTGAGGAATAAGTTCACCAAGATCAACCTCAACCGGTTGTTCCACATTCTTCACAAATAATTTTAGCTTGTGAGTAACAGAATCGTATTCCGCAGAAGTAAGGAATAGATCACCAACCGTTAAGCTAATAGGATTAGTGTTGGAAGCACGAGTTAAAATAATAACTGTACCGCTATTATCCTCGCTTCTCGCAGCACTTGCATTAACAACGGGGTCACCTAGGTCTTCAATCTTCTTGGAAAGCTCAGAAGCTGCTTTCTCAATAGCTCCTTTAACTGCACTAGCAGTAGGAATAGTGGTATCACTATCGGGCATTACACCCTGTACTAATCCGGCTGCTTTGGTAATAACACTTTCGTCAAATGCCTCAATGGAGGTAATAGCTCCTGCCTTTACAGTGCCACCACCAACTTGGACCATCTCAGTAGCACTCTTAACATAAAGTGATACGCCGTCAGCAGATGTTACAACATAGATACGATTTTCTTTTGCAGAACCAAACTGGGGCACTGTAGTTGTGAAAATCGCCTGCTCACTCATTAGAACACTGCCCTTATAAAGTCTTGCAGTATCCTCAATGAAGTACAAGCTGTTGGAATCATATCCCGCACCTGAAGCTAATGCGTCAAATGCAGCTTGATTACCAAACTTAAATAGTACACTCGCCATCTATCTATGGCTCCTTTCTTGTAGATATTCGAATATATACAGAAATAGATTTTTATCTATCTAAGTATCAATAATAAAATACAATTTAATCAAAATTCGTTCCATTCAAAGGAAAGATTGTTATTCTGATCATTGATTATATTACCCCCAAGTTTAACAACTCCAAAAACAGAATTTGTAGCAGCAGAAACAGAAATTAAACCTTCAGAATTTACATTTATGTTGTCACCTATTCTGACAAGGCCTTTTGCTGTTTTTGAAGCATCTACAAGTTGCTGTAAAGAACTGAAGAATAACCACTTACCAGGTGTTTCTGAAGATGGGGCTTTTGGATCTGGGTCTCTGAACATCCATATTTCAGGGTATTCAGGATCAGAAGAACTGGGGTCTGTTATTTTAACAGTTATCTGATCTCCATTTTTCGCATTTCTTCCCGAAGGAGGATTTGTGTCTTTTGTGAAGTCTTTTGTTGCATCATTGAGTGTTTTAGTAAATGCTTCGGTATTATGATAAACCTTTGAAGTAACGTCAATGTAGCCTAACCATACATTTTTGTCTAATCTCTCTATCTCAGCATCAACATAACCCTTAGGAGTAAGTGTATTCGCTGTGTTAGCTGAAGATAAGGTGTTTGTTCCGGAAAGGACGGTGCCGTCCTTCTCAACACTGAATATATTTTTTCTATCCGCGTCAGATGTTCCATATCCCACTTCAAATACAGTATTATCCGAATTATTATTATATCTTCCAACAATAAATTGATTACTGTACCCTGAGGCAATACCCTCACCGAATCCAAAAGTATTATCTCCAGACACGGATGTATTAGTACCGCCACCGAAAGAATTATTGCCTGATACTTCAGTAGACTTACCTTGTGCGTGTGAATTTAAGCCAGATGCTATAGTTTCTGAGCCTTCCGCGTGTGAGTTATCTCCAGAAGCTTCTGTACCGTCGCCTTCAGCGTGGCTAAATTTTCCGGGAGCACTATTCCTAACGTAATTGTTAAAAATTTCTCCTCCCTCCACATTCTCGCTTGAAGGCAAATTAGGTGAAACTTTCCATCCAGCATTTGACTGTACAAAGTAATCAAGTGTTTCTGACACTTGACCCTCAACGAGTGATCCGACTTCTTGGCTATAGGACCTAATAAATGCTACCAAGGAGTTCATGTTGGTAGCATTCAATCTAGTCTGATTATTTATCCATGTTTTAAACTTTGATGTTACCTGATCATATAGCTTTATATCTTCAGGTGTATTTGCTATTTTTTCAAGTAATTCTTGATAAGGTAATTTATTGTTATTTCCCATTTTTTACTCCTTATCTCATATATCAAATTTGAACCCATTGATAATCGTTTTGTACACTCACAGTTTTTGATTGAGTGGTCTCGGAAAGGTGTTCCCAATTTGACTCTTTTGTCGCTTTTTCAACGGGCACTGCATTGATATATGGACTTGACATACTCTTAGTTGTCCCGTTAATGAAAAATTCCTTCAACGGAAGAATTGTTGTAACTGTTTCGCCCTCATTAAAATCACTCTGTACAAGTTTTATCTCAATAAAATACTTGCCTGTCACTAGATATTCCGTGTCCTTTGGTGATAATTTTAACAAGGGATGACCGTAACGATCTGTAGGTGAAGTTATAGTTATAACCTTTCTTATAATTGCATCTTCAAATGCTTGATTATACTCCATTATTCCTACATAAATTTTGTCAAATTGTCTTAGCTGATATTGCTTAAACTCTAATTTGGTTCCCTCATTTATTACTAAAGGTAATATATAAGAGTCTCCTCTATTCATTTTTAAGTAATTATCTTCTATTGTAATAAACATCATTAAGTCCTCTTAACTAATGGGAATCCATACATAATCGTCACCAACTGTTCCTAGTGGTTCCCAAGTAAATGTACTTCCGTATTTAAACTGAGTAGTAAAAGTATTTTCGTATATTTCACTACTCTCACTATCAACATATCTTTCTGGATTACATATAATAGTTACAGGTATTTCACTCTGCTGTATTATCTGTGATCCCTTCTTTATTATAGTGCGAATAAAGTATTGTCCTTCAACAAGTAGCGGTGTAACAAGAGAGGAAATGTCAATAACTGGGGGAACACCTACTTTTATATATGAATATAATTTCTCCCTGCGGAAGTTCTGTATTTCACACTCAAATTCAGTGTCGCCGTTAAAGGCACTTACCATAATTATCTTTGTACCATTCTGTGGAAAGTTAAGTTTTTCATCTTCTTCCCATACCCAGAGATCTTGTTTTGCATCTGTTCCGCCGGAGCTTTCTGCGGTGTCAAAAAAAGTATATGTAAAAGCACTTAGTTTTGGTGTCTTAACTTCTTCCCACTCAGGAAGTTTGGAACTAGATCCTCCCATAATCGGTATCCATTCATCTTCTGCGAAAGAATCATTTATTGTACCCTTACATGTCCAACTTTTACCTTCTACAATATTATATGCTTTAAGACCTTTTCTACCTGAAGTTGTTTCTGTAGGTTTTTGCCCCTCTGCTGAAAATATTATGTCATCTTCAAACACAGTTATATTTTTACCGAAATTAATGCTGAAACTAAAAGCATCCACCGGGTCCCACACCATTTGTATAGGATTTTTTCTAATATCATATTTTATATAAGGGGGATTCAACAGCAATGATTTTTGTTTATGGATAGTGGGAGGAGTTAAGTTATACGCCGTGTATGAATTATCGGTATATTTATCAAACATACTCATTCTAATTATACTCCCCTCTTTTTATACAAATATATACAATACTAAAGGGTGGCCTAGTTGTTTAAGCTAAGTCACCCTTTAGTCATCTATTTCAATTATTTGTTAATCCATGTCGCTCATGTATTCTTCCATTTCCTCATCGGACACCTTTGCATCACTGACGTTTCTCAGTATAGCATAGAATGGATAATACTTGTTAGTGGTTTTATTCTTATCTTCTTTCATGTCAATCTTGAGTCCAAAGTGATCTGCAATCTTCTTTGCCCACTTCAAATCATCTTTGATGTGTGCATAAACTGTAAGATCATCATTACCTGGACCAACATAAGGACCTATAAATCTCTTACCACGAGGAATATCTACTTCCTTGTATATTTCTCCTTTAGGGCCTTCGTTTTCAACTTCAGAACTAAGTTCATCATAAACTTTTGCCCAAACATCATCACGAGAATACAATTTATCTTCTTTCTTGATCACTGAGCGAGGCTTACGAAGTTCCGCAGTAACTTTACCAGCTTCTTCGAGATTTTCTAAGGTCTTATCACATGTACAAATTTCGTTACCACAATCAGGACATTTCTTACTTTCAAATACATTTTCATTATCCATGATGTGAGAATAAGCTGTAGCAAAGTCATCCAAAACCTCTGTAGCACGATTCAGAGTTTCAAAGCCACCCTCTACCATAAAGTCTGAAGTATTAATCTTTCCAAGCTCAGAAATAAAGTTTGAAAGCATCTCTGAAATGTTTGTAGCTTCCTTATACAGCTTTGTATCAGTATATAATGCTTCTTTAATATTCGGCTTAATAAGTTTAATCATCTTTTCTTGTTCACTCTTAGGTGCCCTTACAAATAGCTCATCAACGGTCATGTTATCGGGATTCTCATCTTCGCTTGCGTATGTGTCTAGCATCTTGTAAACCTTATCAAACGCTCTACTATTATCATCATAGTTACCAGGGTATTCATGATACTCCATGAATTTATCAACTAAGTCTTTATCAACGGATTCTTTTACATTAGAGGAAGATGAGGTATTTTTACGATTGTTCCAAATTGCAAGTCGTTCATCCCTAGGCAGATCTCTAAGAAAATAGTACTCTATATAATCGTTGATTTTATCTTTGCTCAATGTGGGCAGTATTTCACGAGCCTCACTCATCTTAGTAAGTCCCAGGTTGTACATTATAGCTGCAAGTGCAACTTCTTCATCGGTGCCTGATCTGTCAATACGTTCAAATTCGTTGTCAATGTCATCTACATAATCAATGGATTCATCAAATCTCTTTTGATTTTCCTTTTCAAATTCGTCCATGATTTTATTTTTTCCTTCAAAGTCTTTCTTAATTTGATTAATATTGTTGATCCTTTTATTTATAGCGTCAGCATACGTAATAGGGGTCTGACCTTCAATCTTAATTTCATAATCAGGAAACTCCATGTTTGCTTTACCGACTTCAAATTTTTCTCCTACTTTTCTTTTCATATCAAAACCTCACTTTACATCAACATATACAATTATGTCACCATTCTGAGGCATCAAGAAATAATGGTATACAACTTCTCCTTTACCATTACTCATATCTGCACTGAAAAATTCGATGCCATTAGGTTCACGAACCTCATAATCCGAAGGATCGAACTTACCTTCTTGAATTTGCTCAATAAGTTCTTCTACTGTCTTTTTATAGGTTTCGTCAATTACAGTGATTACTTTCGCCTTTTCTGTCTCACTTAATTTATCATTAAATAAATTACCGATACTTTCGTAGAATACTGTAGCGCCCTTGTCCTTTTTATTATAATAGATGTCATAAGGAATATTCTTATGCTTAAGGTTATCAGTCAAATCACGAAATTCACCACTTTCCTTTTCAATATCCTTGAAAGACTGTGAATTCTTATAATTTTTCTGCATAACGCGATAGTCAGATTCAACACTCTCATCCAGTTTCTGCTGAGCTTCTTCTTCTCCTTCACCGATTGCATGAGTATTTTCATCAATGGACTTCAATAGCTGCTGTAACTCACCTACATGTGCAGCTTCTTCTCGAGCTATATCTGCAAATAACTTTGCCGCATCTTCAGCTCCAATCTGCTGGGCAGTAACAGAAGCACTGTTATAACCACTAATAGCTTCCCATTCATTCACAATAAGCTGATTAATTATTTCCGCCATTGCAGAATCACTTCCTGGCTCAAGCATAGTACCTTCCTGCTCCTCTATCCCGAGAGTAACAAGTTTCATATTAGGATTATTAAGATAATCTCTAACCTTTTTCTCGGCGTCATCGTCACTTGCTGCTTCAACAATGGAATAGTGATAACTTTCGTTTAACAAATAGTTAACACGATATTTTTTTGACTCATTCATTTTTCTCATTTTTATATGTGTAATGTCATTTTGAAGCATTTGCATTTATTTGTTCCACGATGAAGGTCTTTTACTTTCAAATTCCCGAGCTCTTCTGTCAAGTTCTTCTAGTGAAACATCGGTGTTAAAAACAAATTCCTTCGACATTACTTTACTCCTTTCACTACACTTTTTATCTTACTTTTACTAGTTTCCCTCTTCATGCTTTTGGCATAGAGGGGTATCAAACTACGCTAATGTGTCACTTATAACGTCAACACATATTATATGATATCCGACGCTTTTTTCTTTGTTGGATACCTTTATTATAATCTATTGATTCATTATTTACAAGTAAACTTTCAACGGATAACTCTTTACTGCGAATATCTTTTAGCGCATCTTTTAGCGCATCTAATAACCCAAGGTTTCTAATTTCCTTGAATATGAAATTACCTTTTGAAAATTCTCCCTGAGTCATTATTCCTGACCTTCTGAGAGTATAGAGACTATTAATATAATTATTAATGTCTTCAGCACTTGTATTAGGCTCTAACAAGGCTTCTGCTTTAGTTTTATATTCATCTAGTAAAGTATTATACCCAGCGTCATTCTCGAAGCTAGGCACCTCAATTTTTGCAGGAAACTTTATCCATTCATCTTTAAACACTGAATATATACCATTTGATGCTGTACAGGATTTGACATCCTCTACATATAACTCTACTTCTATCCCTCTAACTTTTATATCATAAGACTTATTGAAATTTATCTTTTCTGCGTTACAAGCAAGCTGAAATAGCGCAGGATCACAACTAAGGCTTTCCATATTTACAACAAGGTGTAAATCAAGGTCTGATTGCGGGGTGTAGTTATAACTTGCGTTACTACCTACAATCTCTGCATCGAGTATATTTTCATATTTAAGGACTTCGGAATCTTCTGCATATTGTTTTGTTATATGAAGTAACTTGTCTCTTACTATGGGACGAAGATTATTATCCTCGTCCCATATTTTTATATTAAGACAATCGTGTAGTTCAGCAGCAACTTCTCTTAGCGTTTCCATTCGATGACCTCTACTTCATCAAAAATCAGCGTAGCGGTATATCTTACCATCCTTCGGATTTAACATAGATACAATTCCAACATTTTCGTTAGCTCCAACATAGTATTCATCAATTGTAATCATCTTCTCAATATCTGAGTCTGAAACCATGTGTTCGTTTCTAGCATCATCGAGATCAACATAACAATCATCCGAAAGTGTGTTCATCTGAACATCGTCCAGAAATCGACCAATAGGTCTTCTTCTATATTCAGGATAGAACTTATCAATTGTGTCTCTGATAATTTGATGTTCACTATCAGTGAACTCAGATAAAGACTCAGACAATTCGTCCTCAGTCATGTAATTATACATAATTACAAAATCTTCTAACTCAGCTTCATTAAGATAATCAAACAAGTTTGATATAAGAGTATCTTTATTTATGTGACCCTCCTTTATATAATCAAGGAGTTTACCTTTTAAGTCATATATATCTTTCATTAAACAAACCTCTCATTTAATTATAACGAATAAATGCAGTTATAATACCAGGTTGCTCTGCATCAAAGTAAGAATTACGATCATATTTTTCAACAACTTTGTTCAATACGTCGGCGAGTTCCATCAGATTATCGTAATCTAATTCAGCTCTAACTTGTACTTCAATGTCACCTGTTTTAGGGTCTTCAGAAACAGCAAAGATTGGATTGATATAGTCATCAATCTCCTTGTCGCTCTCAAATCCCCACTTTGGAGTCTTAAATAACTTGTATGCTGCATCCTTTAATTCTTTAGATATAACCTCAGCCGTAGCGCTTGATTTTACTGATTCGTCAAGTTCTTCTTCGTCATTGAATCCATTATAGGAATTAAACCAATCTTCAGCTTCAGCATCCGATTCAGTTTCCCAGTCAGCATAATCAGGATCTGCTTCATCTTCTCCAAACATGAAGATATTTAATCCGCTATCCGTATTACGATACCAATCGTAAGATGTTAAGAATCCATCACTGTCTCTTATCATCTTACCCTTAATGAATTCCCACTCGTTAGTAGGTGTAGTAAAAGTAAATACGTTTGATCCGTTAGTGCTATCCAATTCTATATCAAGGTCTGCTTTAATCAAAGCTTTTAGCAAAATACGGGCACGAGCAGTAGCAGATCCCTCAGAGTCAAATGTTACAATATATGTATTGGGGTTTTTACCTTCAGAAATATCTTCTATACCTGAAATGCCTTGAAAAGCTTCCCACATTTTATCAATCCACTCATCGTCGGAGTAGCTTTCATCAAGTTTTTCAAGTTTACTATCTAATCTGGGAATCCCGATATTTTTAAGAATAGATACAGCTTCGGAAATATTATCTAGCATTGCTTTCTTATGTAATTCCCAGTATTTGTCGAAATCTTTGATTTTTTCTTCGATCTCAGATTTATAATCCAAAATATTATCTTCAAGAGTCGGAAGTAAGCGCTCAAATGCATCTTTATCCTTGCTATTCTTATACTCTTTCACCCATTTTTCTAATTCTTTTGCTTTTGCAACAAGACTTACCATATTGGGTGCTGTATAACCTTGTCCAATATTACTGGCATTAGTAACAATACTTTCATTCATATAATCACCTGTCTTTCTGTTTAGTTGATAACCACTCTTAGTGTGAACCTTTCCTCCGTCATCAGAAGCTTCAACTAGATTTCCATTCTTATCATAAGAATGAGGATCTGTTAGCAGATTATTGGCACCACAGTATTTGCATTTGTATTCAGTATCATTGAACGGTTCATTGAAATTGTTGAATGTAACTTTAACACGATTTTTCTTACCGCATTCGTCACAATATGTGTAAACATATCCTTCAGTAGATTTTGATGCAAGTTCTCTCCGATCATCTACATAATCGTCAGAATCTAATTCTTCATAGATTCCAGATCGAATATAGTTTGACCAGCCTAATCGACTGCCTACACCTGTGTCTAGTTCAGAATATTCGTCGTCATTATCATACTTAGATTCAAAGTATGCTACAGCTTCATTATAAGCTTGAGGAATATTGCAGCCATCCAGCCAATTATCTTTGTCAGGAGTAGCCCCATTTCGAATAAGTATAGGTTCCATTGCTTCTGGGTATACTTCATAGAAATATTCTAGATCGTCAATCATCTGTGTTTCCGGTACATTTGTAGACGTAGAAGATAATCTCTTATCATTTTGGAATGTTTCATTTCTAGAATTCTTAATGTGCTTAGTTGATTCATTTATAGCAGTAATCAACTTACCCTTACGCTTAACATTACTGAATACACTTCCAACTTCATCCATGTAATCACTGGTCTTTCTGTTTAGTTGATAACCACTCTTAGTGGGACCTTCTGCTCCGTCTCCTCTACCTTCGTATACTGTTATGTAAATAGGTGCTCCACGCTTTGTAATTTTCTTAATATTCTTCAGAACAGCTTCACGCGCTTCAGGCTCTTTGATAACATTTAATACGTTGGAGTTAACAGCGGCGTCAGCTCCTCCATGCTCCTTTAAGAGACGAAGTACCTCTTTGTTATGCTCTGCTGATCTATTATAGGGGTCATACACTAAAAGCGTTACGTTTTTATCTTTTAGATAATTAACTGCGTTATCAAACTTACCTCCACCGAAATCAACTACTACATCTCCGGGACGGAACTTCACCATATTATAGATAGCGGGAAGTTTATTTGAATTGATGGAAGTAGCTGCGCTACTGAATTCTTGTTGGGCTTGTTTGAGCTCAAGTTCGTCTGTGTCTTCAAAAGCTTCACGAAGATTTACGTATCCTTCTGCATCTTCGTCTAAATCGTCCGTTCCGGTATATCCCCAGTCACCTTCATCATACCCGCAATCTGCACAGAAACCCGTCTTTACATTAAAACGTGTTCCACCGCATGCAGGGCAATATTCCATATTAGGAAGGAATCTATTAGAGTTAACATCGTCATCAGCGGACTCTTTTAAGTACTTACTGGCTTCTGCTTTGGCATCGTCAATACTGTTGAAATTGCCATAATGTTTTGCAGTTGCACCGTTTGGCTTAACCTTTTCAAGATGGTATCCCCTATAAGGTTCAGGATTCTTAGAAATAACGAACGGACCTTTATACCACTTATCCGCAAAAGACCATCTCTTTACCCAACCATCATCAACTGACTCTTTCAACTGTAAAGGTGATATGTAGACGTCTTCCGAGTTATCACCTTCATCGTCGTCGCCAAAGTCAGAGTCTTTGAATTTATCCTTAGGTCTCAGTGTAAGCAGATCTTCATCCTCATCATTATTGACTACTACATGAGGAGTACCGTGCCAGTCGACTACGTCACCTAAGTGAACTGATTCAGTACAATCATTATCTCCTAGTGATTCATTCTGTGACAGAAGTTTTTTACCTAATTCTTTGGACAGTCTTTTTATACCCGTTTTGTCATCAATTGGTTCGTAACCTCGAGCTTGTGCATACGTTATGTGCTGTACTGTATTATTTTCATAGTTTACAGCATACCAATCACCCTTACCACCGATAATCTTTCTATATAAATCGTAAGGAGAGTTACTTGCAACATATTTATATCCTGCATCAATTAAATCTTGCTCAGTACTATAAGATTCAGTATTTGTAGTAGATTCATACATTTTGTCTTTAGTAACTAATTCGTCGACAAACTTTTTAGCAGCTTCCATGGAAGGGAACCCAGTGTCTTCCAGTTCACGGTATTTGTCATAAACATTGTAACCATCGCCACCACGGTCAATCTTGATTAAGTAACCCTTATAGATAACTGATGTTGAATTTAATCTTCGGTCTTGTTTATGAGTAACTTCGGGAGAGTTCCCACTTTCCTTCAACGCATTTACAAAGGATAGGTCTTCTTTCATAACCCACTCAATGTCGTCCGTATCAGAATAATCCCAATCAACAAGTACTTTGATGGAGTCACAATCAATAACTGTGCCTTTACGGTTGCCATCAGTTACTCTATCACCCTTTTCAAAGATGAGCTCTTCAGATTCACCAAAAGATACGCTGCCACCAAAATCTCCTGTGCTCATTAAGGCATTACTTGCAGTAATATCAAACCCAGGTGACATTACAATACCCCAAGGAGCTGAATTGTCTGCAATCTTCTTTCTGCAATCATTCGTTAACTTGTAGTTAGGATTATTCAGAATGTTATTAAGCAGTTCGTTAACAGCATCGCTATTAACTTTGCCCAGCTTAATATCCTCAAAACTATTCGTTGACTCGTTCATGCATTTTGCACAAAGTCTACCCTCATCTTCAACTACATCATACACAGTGTACTCCATAGTATCATCATCTACATAACCATTTGATTGGGATGCTGTTGATACCTTTTCATTACACTTATTTAAGATATCTTCTGAAGCTTCCTTTATTGAAGTATAGTTAATAGGCACATCATAGTTGTAATCCACATATAACGATATGCCATCGGTTTCATATTCCACAGGACTTAACCCGAAAGTATATATTGTATCTTTACTCGTAATTTCAAATTGTCCTGCAACATCATTGTAGAACACACTATCATACTTTTGGTCTAAACCCGTTTTTACATTATTAATGATAGCTTCAAAGGGTGTTACATTCTGAACATCAGTTAATCCTGTTAGTTCACTCACATCGTCGTCACAGAAATAAGTGCATAGTTTCTGATATATTACCTCAGGATCTTCGTTGTCAAACAGCAGTTTTGCAATGTCAGCTTTGTCTTCATCTGTGAGAAGGCAAGCATCGTACATTGTCAGTAAATCATATTTACAACAAGAGTCAGCGTCCATATTACGAAGTGACTCTCTAATATTGATTTTACTCATTCTGCGCTCCTTTCTTCAAACTTCTAAATTTGCAAATTTAGAAGCCTCATTTGGAGGCTTCTTTATATACTTATATACAAGTTATGGAATGTACCTCAAAAAAGCATCAATGAAATCATCTGCTGCTTTAACAACATCTCTATCGTTTCCACTTATGGAATAGTTGATATGCTTATCCAAATCAGAGGTAATATATCCTTGATAGCTAAGGGTATCATCCACATAAAAAGAAGCTTTAATGTCGATATTGTCATTTACAAAACTAATGCCATTAACTGACGTAACAATGTTAAACCCCACCTCTCTAAATAATTTGCTAATCTTATAAAACTTATCGTTTTTGTCTTTCTGATCTGTGTTTAGCTTTTTTTCAATTTCATTCATAAATAATTCTCCTTTTGTCTACAAAGCTATATACAAAGTAAAAGTATTATCCATGCAGTGCACTTCTTGACAATAGTGTACACCGTGTCAGACAAGCTAAAATGCAATTACATTAAAAAAGGACCCTACAATAGGGTCCTAAGATGCTCAATTACTTAATATCGCTAGCTTCAGGTAGTTCACGCATAAGAATTTGATACTGATAATCAACTGCTTTCTGCAATCCTTCCTTATCAAAGGTAAAAAGTTGCCCGCTAGTGGTCATGTAATATAGGTCAGTACCGTTTACAACCGCAGGTTTTACCAAAAGGGTTGCTAAGCATTCTGGAGTCATTTCCTTCATTGTCTGCTCAAATACATTCATCGTTTACTCTCCTTAAAATTATTCATTGTGAGTGGTGTGCCACTCATCTCCGTCCCAATATCCTCTAAAAATACACTTACTCCATCGGTTTGAATAGTGATCAGGCTTGGCAATAATACCAAGTCCTAATACTAATTTACCACTTTGTAGCGGTACAATTTGTATATTTTGCAACACACATGTGAGACCGCCACAATGTACCTTAGGTGTCAACTCTTTAGTTTTTACATAGTCGATATCATTACATGTGTTATCAAATGAGTTCAACAGCTGTGTGGTAAATAGCTCTGCAATATAATCGACTTCTTCCTCTTCTATTGACAAATCTAAAGATTCATCAAATAACCTCATCCAGTCTATCTGTGTAACATAATCAATTAATGAACACTTATCAATACTCAATTACTCACTCCCCAGATAATTGTGTTAGTGAACTACTTATTACTAAAGTAATAAGCTTCGTAAGAAGTTTAATATACCTATTAGGCTATTCTTATTCTTACTGGCGTATCCACTACACCTCTACTGTATAGAGCTTCTAAACTCACAACATTACTTTTACGCATTATATTCAATGCACCATTTATATCAGCATTAAACCGGTAGTTATTCTTAGTTACGTATAAACCCCTTTTCACCCTTCTACCAGAGAAAGTATACTCTTGAGGATTATCGAAGTTATATGTAGGAATAATATCCTTATCAAAGAAAGAGGCTTTTGAAGTATAACTTTCTTCCTGTTTTACAAAGTTAATGCCTTCAACTTTACACATGTATTCCAATTTGTTTCTCAGTATACCGAAAGGTAGGTTACAAAATGTCTGGTTTGTTTTTCTACCTAGGTTAACATTTTTCTGGAAAGTTTCATTATACCCTACAACTATGTTACCTATGTTGTTAGACAAACAATAATTAACAACATATCTCGCAGTTTTACTTATGTAATCGTTTACTGCATTGTTATGTTTAATAATTAATCGTTGTTTAATGTTTCCACTTTTTACATTTTGTTTATCATATACAGATTGTACTTTTGATAAACTTTTACAAAAACCCTGGTTTATAGATTTAAGTTTTTTACCGTCAATTATGAAAGACTTTCCAGCACTTGTCACACAAGTACACAGATTGTTTATCCCAAGGTCAATTGCAAGTGCATTATTTGTGTCTAGTTTCCTTTGACCCTCAGAGACTTCATAAGTGTACTGAATCTCAAAGAACCTTGCATTATACTTAGGAATTATCTTTATCTGTTTTATCCTCTTGTCTTGTAGCAATGGAGGTATTCGGATTTCAATCGGTTTATGGCACTTTTTATATGATTGGGAGTAGGGTACTACAAGTTTGTTACCGTTTAATCTAACAAAAGCAATTACTAATGCACTGTAAGAATCTTTAGGTAGATATCTCGGTAGTTTAACATCTTTATAGTTATAAGTTCCGGCTTTACATTTTCTTAGTAATGCAAAGAATGACTTAAAAGAAGAATCTACTTGTTTCATTATCTGTTGAGCCATATTAGAGTTCAATAGTTTATAGTTTGGGCTATTTTTTAACAAGTGATAGTTCTTCTCATAACAAAGGTATTCTTTTTCATTCATATAGTATTGTCGGACGTTATATAAGGTCTCATTAGTCAAATTTTTAGCAATGTGACATAATTCCTTTAGATTAACATAATCTTCTTTACTCAAGTGCTTCAATTGTTGCTTAATAGTTAGATACATTTATTCACCTCCGTTTCATATTGTATATACAATGTTTTTAATATAAGGTACATATCTATTAAAAACAAGATTCATCCTATTACTAAAGTAATAAGTATTCTCTTGCACGCGGGATAAAAATAAATATACCAATGTAAACCACTCCTTAAAAAATACTATCCAGCGGCACCCATCTTGTTTTACCTCTTGCGTAGCACACTTTTACACAGTCACAAAAGGTGAATACATCTTTTGTGACATAATAATATTCTGAACCAAGATAGTTGATACCTACATCAAAGAAAAGCATTTCACTCACAGCCAGTGGTCTATGGTCGATTATGAATCCTTTGCCTTCATGAATCACCTCTTTATACAAAGGTTTACTAATCCCTTCACCAGGCTCAAGGTAAATCTTTTGATTATCTTTTATATAGTACGCCTCAGTAATAACTTTTTCTTCGGGATTTTCTGAAAGGTTAGTGTAAATACAAATTCCATTCCTGTCTTTTGACAGGTACTTGTGATAACGAATCTTTGTCCCCATTTCCAATTTATTTATGGGTGTAATATCAGTTGGAACAAGTTCATATTCATGTACCTCTAATTCATCTTTATTTGGAAACTCTGAATTATTGATAGCATTCAACGCATTTTGTTTTGTACAATAATGTTTTCTATGCTTAGATGCAAGTGACACATACTTTTGACTTTGAGAGTCCCAAATCATATATACGGTCATTTGTATATCCCTCCTCTATATAATCCAAGTATAATATAGTTTTCTTATTATTACAAGTTATTAGGCAGGAAATAATTCCTGCCTAATATAGATATATAGATAAATTACTTACTCAGTGCCTTTTCAATTTCAACTCTGCTAGTGTATTCTTCTTTATCGATCTCAACCCAAGAATTACTGTCTGTATCTTCTTTGAAAAATCTTTTTACATCTACAGTCTCACCGTTATTTAGCTTTACACTATCAATACAAATTGTGTCAAAATCTTCATTCACCGACGTGGTGTGTTCAGACACATATGCAATGATAGGATCACTTGAAGTATAGTAAGGAAACTTAATTGGGTAAATGCTATTAACAACTCTTGACACAAACCCGTTATACCAAACAGGAGCGTGTGGATCATCTTTATTTACACATACTACACGATTCACATCGCTATAAGTGATGTTCCCTTCTCTATCCACGTCTTTGAAAAGACTTGTCATTCTTGCACACTGGTAAGTAATTGTTCCTGACTCAGAAACATTTGACTTTACCCATGTAGTGTCTTCGTCAATTGGAGTTAAGGGGAATCCGTGAACAAGTCTTTGTAAGAACATCAACGTTTGTTCCATTGAAGCTCCACTGTGTCCATCTTCACACAACGAATTAAATGCCTTTAGTGCACTGTTCAAACATTCACAAATGTAATGTGCAGAACAATTATCAGACCCTGACTTTAGAGCCTCATTCTTAGCCAATTCAACTTCTCTTTTTGCCCAAATATCTGTTGACATTATCAGCCCTCCTTTTCAGCTTTTTCAAATATCTACTTCTTACTGGATATATGACAGTGCAAAGAATCGACATTTGTTATTCATGTCCTCCACCGTAAGGCCATACGCTTACTTTATCTATTACTTTCTATCCTTACCAGTAATCAGTTCAGAATAAGGCAACTTCTCAATCCAGTCACAGAAAGTATGCCATTCATCAAGCTTGTGATTACGACGTGACTTATACATGTTAGCGAGAACCTCATAATTCAGCATTACTGTTCGCTTCTGGTTATAAGAGCTGGGAAGAAGCTGAATCATCTGCCACCACCACTCTTTTTTAGCATCTGTATTGCACCAATTGTATGCGTCCCTTGCCTCGTTCAACAGCCTAATAGTTTCCTTCAAATGAGCAAGCCAAGAATTTTCAAGATGTTCGCAGCTAAAATCCTCCAACGTGAACTCCTTCGCTGCTATCTTGTGCATAGTTGAGCAGGAGTTGGCAACTGTACCCACCTTGTAGGTGTCGAATTCTTTCCACCAATACAGCGGAGCCGTAATATCAAGATATACGGTAATCATCCGCATAAATTTACGATGATCAGTACCGGCGTTGCGAAGACGAGTCATGAGGTCAAGATCATTCGGGCCTATAAAGGTTCCATTCTTGTACCGCTCACATTCTTGGCCTGGCAAGCACCCATTGCAATTTGTGCAAGTCTGACTATCACTCTTCTCCCACGAGTTTTTCGGGTTCCGCATTCCGCGGATAGCTGCACTCCAACCTACTACTTCTGTGTGTTCAATTTTAAGCATACATTTGTCTCCGATCCATGTGTAAAGTTCATCCAAGTAAAGATTTATTACTTGTCATCTTTTCCATCTTCATTAGATAGTCCATATACCATTCAGCTTTTTTACGATCCTCTGCACCATTCTTCGAATCTTCTCTATAGGTATATTTCCAGATATTACAACGACAAAAAGCTTTTACAGCTTCGTCACCAAAAAGTGCTCTCATTTCATCAATGCACTCATGTTTACCTTGATAATGAGAGGGATGATTTACACTCTCATTATTTTCGTCTTGGTCTCCAAAAAGAGTCTTATGCCATGCTTCTAGTACACTGTCAGAGCAATTTTGTTTATTATACTTGGCACAGTAGGCATCGGGATCTTTATTGTACTCACAGTATTTACAATCTCCCTTATTATCACAATACTTAGCAATATCATGCATAAGTTGCTTTCTGCTCATATAATCCATGTTCAATACCTCCTCCAATCTTAAATGTAGCTCTGCATCATTCTTCCGCAGTCAGGGCAGAATCTTGAAGATCTGAGAGACCACATATCACAACAGCTAGAAACAAATCCAGAGCTGACTTTAGTTCCAGACCGATAGTGTCTTCTCCATTGTCCCGGTGTAAACATATCTTCCTGAACATATTCGAAGCAAATTTCAGGTACAAGACACCAACCACAATGAAAAACACGCATTTGAATATCATTGTTGTATTCAACTTTGTGGTAAGCTACAATACTACCATTGTCAAAAAATGAAGTAGGAATCTTATCATAGATTTTATAAAATTTGATTCTTCTAGTATCTTTTTCATCCTCGCCTAAGTATTCGACAATAGATTTCTGAATATCTTCATTGCTTTTAAGTTCAGCAAACATCTTCCGTCTCCTTCATTCGATTAATTACATCTTTATTATATAGCATCTTTGCTTGATATACAAGTAATACACCAAGGGATATTTCTTCCCTTGGTGTGTATCTTCAGTTATTTACAAATACTGTAGGCTTGAATTTATCCTTAACTACTTTTGCTACTTCCTTCTTTAATGCCTTATACTTTGTGCACAAGAATTCATACATATCAGAGTTATCCTTCTCAAGTGAGGATATCAATTCTTTGAGATCTTCAAGTTCTTTCAAATGCTCCTTAGTAAGATATGAAAGAGGCTTTTGTAAAACTTTACTTGCAATATCTTTATCCACCTTATAGCTATTACAAATATAATCAATTGCCTTTTCATTATCAAGCTGGAATATTTCTTTAAAGTTGTTCTTTTTCTTCATGTCCTCAATTATTTCAAGAACAGTAAGCCTCAACCTATTTTGATCAAGCTGTATTGTAGTACGATTTGTATGAGTAGCAACTAGGTATCTAATATTCTCCTTTACAACTTTATGGAAAGAACAAGGAACATAAATCTTTTCTGAATCAAAGAATGCCATATTATATGTAACAGAGGATTGTAACTTTGTGTACAGTCTATTATATAGCTCCTTCATGTCCACTTGTTTATGCGGAACCTTTTCAATTACATATCTTACTTCTTTGGCTGATTCGTCTCTAAAATCAACTTTATCCAGAAGTATCTCTTTCTCTATTATTTTCCGTATATGGTCAGCACTCTTTGTTTCAGGAAGGCTTGTAATGGTAATAACATTATTCTTATCGATCTTCATGCGAGGTGCAATTTTCAAAGCCCCTTTGCCAGTTTTAATGATTGTATCCCAATCTTCCTTTTTTGAAAGAACATCAATTTCCAAGTTAGGCATAGGTACTTTTCTGGGAACATAGTTTAAATCCTTGTGAGAAAGTACATCTATATAATAATCAAACATTCCTAGTATATCAATCGGAGGAATATTCAATGTGGGCAGACCTGATGGAATACCGGAACTACCATTTATAAAACAAAGAGGAATGTAAGCAGGAAGTGCTTTCGGTTCTGGCTTATCTATTTCACCTGGAACCATCTCAGCATACTCGATAGAATCACAAAATAACTTTTGTGCAAGATCCGATAGCCTACCCTCAATATATCTATCTGCGGAAGCTTCCACACCCCTTGAGCTATCACCCCAGTTACCCTGTGTATCCATTAACTTAAGTTTATTTCCAGCTTCTCCAAGTTGTATAATAACTCCTGACACTGAAGTGGGATGAGGGTGATAAGGAAGAGCAAACGCAGATAACTCTGCTACCTTCATTTTCTTCTGCCCCTGACCTTTATACATTCCGTATATTGCTCTACGATAGCTACTCTTAGCCCCATCTATTACTTGAGGATAAGCGCGCCCGCAGCTTACATACTTGCTATACTCGGTGTAGCTGTTCTTAGCCAGTTCAGTTGCATCAATAGCTTCAAGATTACTATCTTCAGTATCTACATCTCTTTTTTTATTAGCTGTTTCCTTTACCGGTTCAGAAAATAGGTCAAATTTCATTACCTTCCCTCCTCGATAATACCAAGTTGCTGTAGCAATTCTCTTTTACCTGTTGAACTACCAAGAATCTTGTTAAAGAGTTCCACATCGCTTGGATACTGTACTTGTTTAATATTACGGGTTTCGGGGTTTACTAAGAAATACTCAAGCTGTGAATTTTCCATTTCACCTAGTCCCTTAAACCGTGTGGCTGTAACACCCTTAGGCACATCCTCTACTTTATTACACCATCCATAATTCTTAGGATTGTCTCCCCAACAATACAACGGTGGCTCTGCAATATAAACTCTGCCTTGTTTTATCATATCCGGAAACATATTTACAAAAACAGATAGCACTAGGCAGGTAATCTGCTGGCCATCCGGGTCAGCGTCGGCTGAAATGATAACTTTTTCATATCTTGACTTACTAGCATCACAAGATGGACCTATCCCACACCCAATAGAATTTGCAATATCACATATCTCCGCGTTCTTTACAGCTTCCTTTACCGACTTACCCGTAATATTAAGAATTTTACCTCTTAAAGCAAGTACAGCTTGTGTACGAACATTACGTGTAAACAGGAATGGCCCACGAGCGGAGTTCCCTTCGCAGAGAAAGATTTCGGTCCCTTTTCTACTACGAGAAGTACAATCAACCAGCTTACTTACAATCGATCGTCTCCTTATATTATCACTATCATCAGTATTAATCTTAATAAGAGAACTGATCTCTTTCCTCGACAGCAATTGATTTTGTGCAATACGATATTCTTCAAAACGCTTGATTAATTGCTGTGCTACTACAACATTTTCTTCTAGGAATTTATTAAAAGATTTTTTAAACAATTCCATCAGTTCAGTGAAATATTTACGAGGTACTACCAACTTTTCTTTTGTCTGAGAAGAAAACTCAGGATGAGAAATAAACACAGCACATACTGCTCTTAACCCAACAAGATAATCATTAGGTCTTAAATCAACACTGGGTTTAATATTCTTATGCTTATCAATGAATTCAATCCATGCTTGGGTTAGGGTCCTTGATAATTCCTGAACATGAGTACCCCCGAGATAGTTTGAAAGAAGATTGGTATACCCGAAATATCTGTCATTAGTCTCGGATGTGTACCTAAGTGCAACCTTCATTATCTCACCTACAGAAGACTTAACCTCAAATACAGGAGAGTTAACATAAGTTGAAACCTTTGCGGGTTCATCTTCATGAATCAAATCATGCATTTCCGCATTTGTAGCTACTTCCTTACCATCTATATAGAGTTCTGCTCTAAATCCCAGCGCACTTGCTACCCTACATCTGTCAATAACATACTTGTTTGAAATCTTTGTTGTATTAAAATACTCCTTATTCGGAATAAATCTCACAAATGTTCCGTCGGGTTCCTTACTTTCTCCGTATGTAATATTAACATCAGTAGTACCGTTAGCTACACCTCGTACAAACTTACCCTTACGATACGAAATAATCTCAATTTCATCAGAAAGGGCATTTGTTACAGTTAGCCCAACACCGTGCAGACCGGAGCTGACAATATAAGCAGAGTTATCAAATTTTCCTCCACTATTCGCCTTACTAAGCAATACCGCAATGGTTTCTTTTTTTGTCCCGTCATCCAGAGTCTTTAAACCATGAGGTATTCCTCTACCAAAATCTCTTACAGTATACTCGGACTTGTTATTATCAACTGTTACAACAATCTTATCGCTGTATCCGGATTGCACTTCGTCCAGTGCGTTGTCAATCATCTCAGAAAGCAGTTGTCGTGCATCTTGAGTATGTTCTCCGATGTACATCTGTCTACGCAGTTTGATATGCTCAATATCATCTAGCACCTGTATGGAGTCAGAAGTATATTCTTTTACAGCCAATATATTTCCTCCTTACAAAATTACTTCAACTTTTAGTATAAGGTAAAACATATAGAAATACAAGTAAAAAGCGCAGCAGTATTGCATGCTGCGCCTATGTAGTTGAGAAATGTTATTCGAAACTTACTTCATCTTTATCATCTCGAATAGAAACAAATACCGGAAACTGCAATGATTCTAGTCCTTCTTTATTCTTTGTTTGTTCCTTGTACTTTACCTCAATAATATGCCCAACAATTTCATCAGGATATTCCCAGAAATGATTTCGCTGTTCGTCGCTAAATCCTGAACCTACACCAACTTCATTCCCCTTATATTCAACAATTGCCTTTCCCAATCGATCCTTATTTCTACCAGTACCCCGTTCAATACGGATAACTCGTAAGTCCATTGTGTAGAACTTCTTTACCTTAATTAGTTCCCTAGTACGACCAAACCTGTATGGAGTATCAAGGTTAAGCATTACACCTTCCATATCATTTTTCTCAGCATAATCAAGATATTCCCATACTTTATTGAAATCAGTTCCACTATAGAATACCTTTACTACACCTACATCTTGAACTCCCAACTTATTCACTACTTCACGTATATCTTCAAGGCGCTTCTTTCTTTCGCTATAATTTTCGCTGTCTGATTTATTATCAAAACATTCTCTGGGTATAACGTCAAACAAAACCAACTTCAATTCCTTCTTGTCATTCTCCTTGGAATTAGCAATACCTGTACTAATTTGGAATGATGCGCTATCTCCTGCAGAAAGATCCTTCAAAATCAGCTCACCGTCGAATACCCAATCATTTGTTTTCATACCCATATTACTGCAGACAGTTTGCAAGGCCTCTGCAATATGATCCAGTCCTCTAAATACCTTACCTTGGCGACTATAGAAACTGCCGTTACAATAAAAGCAGCGGGTGCCGTTTAACTTTTGCGAGACACTGAACCATGTACCATTCGGAATATCACAATGCTCAATGCTTGTTCCCAGCATTACTTCTTTCTTCTGAATAAAGTCGCTGCCATATACTTTATTTGCGGTAGTATAGTCCACACCGATTCTCAGAGACTTTGTAACAACATCTTTCATGAAGTTGTACAATTCTTCGGGGTATTTGTAACTGTCTTGGCAATAAGCAAGTTCTTGAATATAACCTTTTACATAGCTAATGTCAGCATCCGCCCCAGAATTATGCGTATCAAAATAGTGAAGTAGAGTGATTATACTCAGATCATCAGTGGCATAAGGAAGCAAAATGTCAACTTTTTTGCTAAATCTTTTTTCGCTGATACCTGAAATCCTCATATTGTCAAGGAGGTACTTCAATACCTCCTTGAAAGGCTCATTGTTATCATTTTCTCTAAGGATTGACTCCTTCTCGAGCCTGGAAGAAGTATTCAACAACTTCCTGCAAGGAAAATATGCTTCAACGATATCGTTATTTCTCATCTAGCTCCTCCATAGATATTACATCGTCATCCTAAAAACCAATTCAATCAGAAGGAAAGCAGCTACCGCATACATAACACCGCCAACAAGATGCTGCCACTTACGAGATCTATAAAAACTATGAAATCCCACAAAGCTCATTGCCGCACTTGCAAAACCAGCAAAAAGAATAGAAACAATAGCCAAAAACAACATTGTTAAGTTCCTCCATACAAATTATTTAATATTTAATATTTACATTCTCTATTATAGGTTATAGATAGAAAATACACAAGTTAATTGACAGTAATTATTTACGAAGTTTTCCATTTTTTGTTGTGACTTTTGTTTCTTTGAATTCTTTCATCAGCTGCTCAAATGGTTTGTTACAAACAGGAGAAACATCCGTTATAGTAAGATCAGACCTCTGACGTGGACAGTATGACCGATTATTAAGCTTTCTTTCTGTATCCACAGCATGACCTTGTAGTTTCTGCATCTTTGTTTTTACTTCAATGCCATTCTGACTGGTTATGTAGCAATACATTTCATAAAGAACATCATTTTCATCTTTTGCTTGTCGTCTTCTAACCCTTAATTCACGAAGAGTCTTGTACATCAAGTACCCGTGGTACATATCCTTTGGAGAAGATAACTCAATTTCATGATTGATATCATTCAGCTCATCTTCTGTTTGTTTAATAATTTCGAGGTTAGTCTGATATCTTTTTACAACATCTTTAAAGATATCAATAATGTTGGTTGAATAATCAACAACAATATTTGACATTTGGGAGCCTCCAATCACTTTTTCATATCTGCTTCGCACTCAGAACACGGATATATGTTCCGACTGTGATTACTTCCTGTATCCCAATGAAATAATCTTTTCTCATACTTGTAGCACAGATGAAACATTTTTCTCCATGAAGCCTCAATCGTTCTTTCTCGGCTTCTGTTATACTAAGTTGTGGACAATTATTGCAAGTATATGTAAACTTCATTTTTCGCTTCTTTGAGTATACCTTTAATTCCCTAATACTACAAATACAACCCAGGTGATAAGGATTTGTACCAAATGACATAACTGGTCTTGTACCAAGTTAATCTTCTTCAAATTTGCTTTTGAATTATCAACAACCATATGAATGCATAGATTAATTAAAAAGAATAATGCAATCACTAAGGACACATTATTTGTATTTGTTGTGTTAATCAACGTGTACACAGATGGAACAACCATAATCATAAATGCCCAGCTAAAACTATGCATAAATAATGCCATTATATAATCATGCTTATACAACTCGTCTGGTGCATTTTGCTCCCAATAGCTTTTCTGCTTTGCCGACGCTAACCATCCTTGTAAATAATAATCATCTACAATATGTAGAAAAATCATCGTTAATAGTAGTAAAATCTTATGCACAGATTTTCACCCCTTGAAATTATATTTTAGCCATTAGAAACATAATAATCATCATGACCAAATCTTACACAAGATTCACATTTGTATTTTTTATCTCCTAAATGAAGACATCCATAGCATCCTTTATGCTGTTCTTCCCATTCATTGATTGCATTCGTAGCCATCTGAATAACTCGCATTTCATGAGAGTCAAAACAAAAATCTTGTTCATTGATAATATCTGCAAATTCTTTTGCTAACTTTCCCATATTACCTCAATTTATTTTCTCCCTTAATTCATTCATAGCATCTACAAGCTCGTTTATTTTTGCAGTAATTAGTTCACCACAACAGAGATGATTATATTCAAAATGGTCAATCTTCTTAACTTGAGGTTTTGTAAAATCGTACTGTCCGATCGATTAAAACATCCATTTTCTACACCAACAATGCTATATTCGAATCCCGCATCGTAACCCTCTGCTTCATTAGTACATCGCAATCACAATAACCTATAATCACTTACATAGCCAGTCGCACCACCCTTTGTTTCAACATAGTCGCCTACATGAAATTCGTATTTCATTTGATTTCCTCCCTAAATTCCAATCGTACCCTCACTACCTACGACAGGTTTGCTCATATAATCCTTAAAGCTCATAAAAACGGGCACTTATCCGTTCCATTACATACTACTTCTGGTCTTGCAAATGTGCACACATAACCATCAGGATTCCACCATGTGGCATCTTCATGTACAAACCAGGGACAGCCGTCTCTATCGTTGGGCATATCGTCAACTAATATCTTCATCTTATATATCCTTCCGTCTATTCAACCAATCACAATACTTCTGGCATTCTTCTTTTGATTTGAATCCAATTTTCTTTCCGTAGTAAAGATTTTCTGTTTTATCAATGACATCCTCACAAAACTTATCATACACAAATTGGATACCGAAATCTTGAAATGAATAATCCTCACTACTTCTGTTATGAGCGCACTGATAACTTCTATCAAGTCGATAATATTTTTCAGATACGTAATTAGAATCCTTAACTCTATATCTTAAGGTATCAATCCATGTTTCTTCTGGCTCATACCAATACTCAGGCTGTGAACACGTGCATCTCTTACTTGTAGTTGTGCCATCAGGCCACTTTAATACCCACTTTCTATTTTCATCACATTTATCACACTTCGGCTTTTCATGAGGTTTATTATCTGCAAACCACAACTGAGATTGTTCAATGGCATCCTTGAACAGATCATCAATAGCAGTCTTATAAAATTCTTTCTCCACTTCTCTTCGAATATTACGTGATTTGAATTCCAACTCACTTTCTTTTCTCGATACTTCTTGTGCTTTTTCCTCAAGCTCTTTATTGCGCTTCTCAAGATATTCATTGCGTCTTTTAAGTGATTCCATATCGTTCTTTAAGGAGGCTTTTGCTGCATCAACAAGTTTTGATTTCAGTTCGTCAAAAAGTTCATCTGCTTCTGAAGGTTCCCACATAGGTTCATCATAATCCCAATAACTCATTTAATCCCTCTTTTCTTTGTGATTGCTCTCATTGCATATCTGGCTCCATATTTGCCATACTTCTTTCTACAACTCAAATAAATCATCCAATATAAATTAGAATGTTTCATACGCCACTAATACTCTTGTCGTGCAAAGGCTCAACTGGTTCAAAATCGCAATAGAAATTCACTCTGCTGCAATTCTTGTGGGTGCAGTCTCTTTCGCATCCGTATACATAATAGGATTTCTGACAATAGTCACAAACATCAGAGTTTGCAGAAATTAGGTCATACTTTATCCTATTATTACCTTCAAAATGTGTCCTCTCGTGATCCCTGCATCCTTCTGCAGAATCAAACTCTCTATCACATACATCACATCTATAAATAGTAATCATATGTCACCTCAAATTAGTTTCTCAACATAGTTTCTGTCTTGAGTAAAGATAGGAATTTCATTATCAATCACCCACTTACTAATAGGGTGTGCTCCACCTTTAATATCTATAGTAGAATCTTGAATTACTGTTTTAATGCAACAGCTACCACGCTTTAGAGTGGTACAATAATCGTTCCAGTTGATGCCTTTCTGTAGCATAAGCATATCCTGAATGTTGTTGCAAGACTTACCGTGAAGTTCCTTCTGACTGAAGTTTGCTTGACCTACAGACTGAATAGAATTACGAGTGGCATCCTGCTGTCGCCAAATCAAATAATTACAAACCTCTTCTTTTGGAATAGTAAAAACACGAGAATCAAACATTGCGGTATCCAATTTCTTGAAATATACATTATATGCAAAATGATAATCATTTTGCTTTTCTGGAAGAACACTATCTCCATATTCATTACAGCAGGCATACATAAAATCTTGAACTTGTTCGCTAAAAAACTTATTAAATGCGAGGGTTGCCATACTTGCAGATACGCTACACATCTTCTGCAGGTTGTTACCAAACCAAGCGTCAGTCGTAAGCTCTGTATAGTCAGTAAGTACAAGAGAAATCTCGTCACTCTGTGTATAGCCAAGCACACAGCCCTGAATGTTCTCACAAAGATACTTCATTGTGTCTTGCATAGTACTGACCTGAATATCATCAAAAGGTTTCTTAAATCCCCTTGTAAAAGTGTGAAAAGCCCTACCATCAATACGAATAATTACAGGCATCCTACGAGTCAGATAATACCGACTGATATTCTCATAGTTATTTTTCATACGGTCGCCAAGCGTAGTCCTATCCATCTTTAATCCTCCTTAACAATTTCTTCTAGGCTATTGGTTTGTACGTTATAAACATAAGGCATTCCGTTCGGTGCATAATAAGGGGACATATAACCGTAACCAGCATTTCCAGCACCTTCATTAAAAAGTATATATACGATTTTTGTAGTTGTATCATAATATAAATCTTGCATCATTGTGGGCTGTAGCTTACCACAAGTGCGTTTTGTGTAATCTTTAGACCCCTCGAATGTTGCACTACTACACCCAGTTAGACAAAAAACAAGAAATACAGTTAGAATCAATGTAATAATTTTATTTCGCATTAGTCTTGCTCCTTTCAATAACTTCATCAAGTGTTCTGGGCTGATACTGCATCCAATGCATCATACAACCAACATTGATAATATTGCCACAGCTATCACTATTTGTTTGTTTGCTACCCTTTAGCTCCTTAGTCCACTTTTCAACAAAATCCTGCTCTCTTGTTACATGAGTGTGACCGTGTAGCATGTAGCAGTTCGGATTATAAGATGCTTTATAGCACATAATTGGATAATGACACATAATTACATGTCGCCCACAGTCAGTAATCTCTTTGTAATCAACTGCCTCTACAATATACTTCTTAACCTCAGATGTGTAATCCTTCAAATCATGATTACCCTTGATGATATGAATATTGCCATTTAGCAGTTTTAGATACTTAATCCAATCATCCTTCTTGCCCCAGCAAAAATCTCCTAGATGATACACGTGATCTCCTTTATCTACAACTGCGTTCCAGTTACTTATAAGTGCATCATCCATTTCCTCTACATTAGTAAAAGGGCGTTTATCAAATTTAATAACATTACTATGCTGCAAATGTAAATCAGCAATATAGAAAATCTTATTCATTAGACACCTCCTTACTATAATTATAGTATAACACCGTAAAAAGAACAAGTAAAAACAAAAAAAAAAGTGCTAAGCAATAACGCCTAGCACTAAAATTTCACTTAGTTTTTAGAAATGAAAACATATCTTCGATCTTATCTGTGATAGGGTACCGATTAGTGGAACAAGAGTTACGAGCAAATTCCCTCTTTACCATATCTACATACATAGATGCCGAAGTCATTTCACCATCAATTCCATCATCACCCATGTACATCTCAGCCCATGCTTCCTTGGACATAATTCTCTGTGGATTTAGCTGCTTAATGGCAAGATTATCAAAACTAACAACATCAAACCATCCGTGATGCACAATTTCGGGCAGATAGTTATACAGGTCTTGCTTAAGGCCATCAATGTGTTCTTTTGCCTTTGCATCTTCATAGAGTTTTTCACCACGGCGAAACTCCTTATATCCAAGAATTAGAATTTTAATTCCAGAATACCGAAGGTGCTCAAGGTCTTGCATAGTTACAATACCATTGATAACGTGGATGACTGCATTAGGAAACTCCTTTACAGCATCAACAAAACCATCCTGCCAAGGATTAGAAAGAGAAATGCCAAGGCCGTAAATAAGTTTTTCATCACGAAGCTTACGAATAAAGTCAAGATTCTGCATAAAGTGTTCTTGACGGATAGTAGTATTACAAATTAGCTTGAGATTCTTGCACTTAACAAGGAAGTCGTAAAAATCAGGATGCTCAAGAACATTACCACCGCCAATAGCTAATTCAGTATAAGGATGGAGTCTATCAATAAAACTCTCAGACATGATGTCTCCGTGAGCACCGTCACACTTGCTATCCTCGTGGCACATCGGACAATTCATATTGCAACGATTTGTAATCTTGATATCCATAGATTCAGGGAAAGAAGCATCAAAAAAGTCCAAGTCATTCTCTCTAATCTTAGTTCCCGTGTCCAAATCAATGCTTACCTTATAATTACCATTTTGATAACTTACCCAATTACCATTCATCATAATAGCTCCTTTTCGGTGTTAACATATCGATAATTTTTCTTTCTGCTCGTCCGATAATGCGCAATAATCTAAACTAAAATTCTCACATCCACATTCAGGATACGCAAGACCATCATCGCAATCCCAAGAATAACGACTTTTACAATATTCGCAAAGGCTCATATATCTTACTCATATCCGTAATATCCAAAGGCAACAATCTTATCTCCACTTTTAGTCGTATAGTAATTCGTGAATGTCTCTGTACCATTATTGTGACGATCTGACCACTCATCGTATGTTAGATATTCATCATAGTCTTCCTTCTTTTTATCTGTTAATACATATGCTGTAGTATATTCCTTGCGATCTTCTTCACTTAGTTCGTCCCAACTTTTATAATACTTACCCTTAGATGCTTCATACTTTTCTCCAGCTTGTTCATAATCACGAGGAGTTAGCTCTCCTACTTCAATGAAATCTTCTTTCCAATCTGAAAATAAAACCTTTCCATCAATCCACTTATTGTAGGTTTCCTGCGGACAAATAGTAAGTGAGTGAGTAGAAGAACTATTTGTCTCAAATGTCATTCGTCTTACCTGTCTCATAATTAATTCCCCTTCCAATACCAATCATAGTCATTGTGATCTGTCATATAATAAGGATTTTTAATCTTAAATGCGGTGTGAGTATCATAGTTATAATCATCAACGTACTCTTCATCTCTTTTAATAAAACAACGCTCTTCGGCATAAGAATTATCGTTGCCAGTAAATACCAGTCCTCTACTCAGAAAACGTACAAGTTTGTCCTCATCACCCAGTAGCTCGTCTACGAAATCAGTCAGTTCGCTACCATGATCGATGTAACCATCATCAAGACTTAGATAACAGGTTCCTTCATACACAATAGTGTGATATTTTACGGGGAAAAACTTATAAGAAATACCACGAGACTCCAGAATACTAGATAGCTTATCCAGCTTCTGTCTTAGTTCTTCTTCTGTATTTGAAGTCTCATAGATTGCAGTATAGAAATAATCCGCGGGATCTACTTCGTTCCAGCCCCAACCAAATTCACCTACATGAAATGAAATAAAATTACTCGTTTCACAATTCTTAGGGATAGCAATACTATGAGTACTGCTTGAATTTGTCTCAAAAACATTACTACGAACGGTTCTCATTCTCAATAACTTTCCTTTCTTGTAGATTTTGAAATATACTTGACAGCTCATCCATATATTCTTTGTAGCTGTCATGCAAAATCATGTCAGTGTCTAACAATCCTGTATTCTTTACATGGTCCCAGACACAAAACTCATCTCCATCCACAATAACAATATAGCGTCTATTTGTAAGAAACTCTTCTAATGTAATATTGTACTTCTTCAACCATCCCTCAATACAATAGTCATCCGTTCCGCCGTAATCAATTACATAATTGTCACTATCATAACTTTCAGGTCGCTCGTCAAACTCAAATGCTACAAATTCCGGAATATACTTATGATAAATTGCTTCAACCTCATTTACCAGGTTACCCCTAGACGATGCAATTGCATAACGAGCTTTACTCTCAAAGGTACATAAAATATCGAATGGGTAACGATAAAACTCCAAAGATGATGCCCAAATCCGTACAATACCGTTTTCACGGATATACACATTTTTTCTCATTTCATCTTCGGTATAATGCTCGTTCAATGTGGTAATAACCAATGAATGAGAAGAACTGCTATTTGTCTCAAAAACATTATTCCTTACCTGTCTCAACTATATCACCACCATCATCAACTTTGTTATATATATATTATAGAGTACATCTTACAATTTTACAAGTAAAATGGATGGGTAATCACTAAAAAATACCCATCCACACTTTTACCTTACTTACTTGTACAACTTTACAGTTACCTGAGGATAACTCTCCATGTATTCCTCAAATTTTTTCAAAAATATATTCCAATCTACATCTTGCATATCTTTACATCCCATCTTATACGGAATAGCTACACTAAAACAATGTAAATTAGATATAAGAAGCATTTCTTTAACAGCCCTAGAAAGAAAATGAATAAGAACACTGCATCGATGTTCACAATGAATATCATTAGTGATAAGTACAGCTATTCCTGGTTCAGTACCTCTTTCAAATACAAAACATCTGCCAATCAATTCATCGCTAAAAGAGCTTTCATGAATCTCACAACAAAACTTTTTATCGTGCATCAATTCTGAACTTACTGCTCCTTCAGGGACACCAGACGAACTGAAAGGAGCACAAATAAGACTACAGTCAGTATTAAGTACATTTCCGCTTACAGTGTAGAACATGATAGCCCACTTTCACGGAGTTCATCTATAACAGACAACTTCATTATCTCGTACTGAACATCGTTAAACAAAGCATCAATTTTCTCATTGATGGGATGCTCCACAGAAAGAAATTTGTCACACATAGCATCAATATTCTTTATTGCATCATCTGCTACTTTTCGTGCTTCTTCAAGCGAATAGTATCCCTGCTTCACTTTTACCATATACTCAGGGTCATAGTCCTTCAAACACTGCTCATAGGGTTGACCTTGAATGTATCGCTCAATGAATTGCTCCAATCTTATGAGATGATGTAATTGTTTGGGATCATACCCAAACCTATTAATCCATTCAATACGAGAAGGATATCTATGCTCCATTGCATAGTATTTTTCCTTTGCCACACCTCTCATCGCCTTAATGGCCTGGTTAGGTGCATAACGAGCAATATTTTCTCTTTCATTAATGAGTCTGTTCCACTGATAAGAATATATTGGATTAATAATCTTATAAGGTGTAAATAAAATCTCAACAAAATTCAAATTTTGCTTTCTAAATGTTTGAATGTATAGCCTAACATCTTTCCAATCAATATGTTCATTATTACTTCTGACATGAGTAGTACTAATTGGTTGTTTGTTCATTGCAATATCCTTGAAGGTAGGCACCACAATTAACTTTGTGTCAACATCAGACCCCTCATAATCCAACCCATAGTTTTGTGATCCTTGTAAAAATATTCCTACAATAGAATCGTCAGGAAAATATTCCCTTGCTTCCATGTAATGATCGTGTACTTTTTCATTTATCCAATTATCTGAATGATAGTTCACATATCAACACTCCTTGTTCAACCCATATCAAACCTTGTAAATAGCAACTTCAAGATGTGGGTATCTGTTAGCAATATTCTTAATCACATCCAAAACCTGTTCCCACAATTCATCACTCATTCTTGTATCGCCCAATTTCCAACTAACTGCAATATTAAGGGCATTCAGATTAGCAAAATTAACAACATCCCGGAAAGCTTTTGTAAACATTACAACATTCAGTGATTCGTATCCCGGTTTTGTCGTTAAGCTAACAAAAAGGTTAGAAATATATTTTCTATTTGAAATTTTTACATTCTGTGCTGTTCCGATAAGGTCACTTAAAGACCTGAAATTACACGCCTCGTTATAATGATTGTAGGCAACAGGATACATGGTAAATATATTCGGTGTAGTTTCATTGTAATTCTTTCCGTCACAGCTAACAGTGTTACAAATAATATGTTGATCTGCATTAACAATAGATCCATAAATAGTTGTTAACATAATTACTCCTTAATGTGCGTACACATCCGCTTCATGAATAATATCAATCCTTGTCTTTAACCAAAGCGGAAGGTTACGGTAGTATTTAGTATCAAGATAAGTATCCATATGAGTATTTACAAGCCATGCAATATCATTCGAGCTAATCAATAGCCCATTAACAATCCATGCGCTATATCCTTGATGACCGTAGTAATGAGCAACATCAGTTTTTTCGCCCTTACCATTAGTGAAAGACTTACAATATTTCTTACCGATATCATGCCACATTGCTGCGTAATAAAGGTCTTGTACATCGTTAAGATTTTTATATTTCTTTTTGATATATTCGCATGACTTATTCATATGCTCAAACAAGGTGAGAGTGTGATGCGGATTATCTTGCTCTATATCATCAGAAAAAAGCATTTTTCTGTATTCCTGCTCAATGTCGGGCCACCTTTCGGGGTGCTTCACTGTGATACGAGAAAATCCTTCATCAAAATAAGGAACTTGATAATTTCGAAGCATTTTGGATATCACTTCTTTGCCCACGGACCGTTTACGATTTTTATCTCTTTCAATACATGTCTCGATGGGTGCCCAACAAATAATAGCTTCTTTCTGAACCCAAGGAGGAAGTTTTGACAGTATAGCTGCACGACTCTTCCTGGTAATATTAGTAGCATCATAGAGCACATGATATCCTGCGTTAAGATACTCCAGTGCTCTGCTTTGCATTGTTTGAAATACCTGATCATTAGCGGACTGATCTTCTTCATTGCCAAGTATCTCTTTCCTGATGAGATCGGAAGATAAATGCTTGAAATTAGGATTATCTTTAACTACAGATTCACAATATGTAGTTTTACCGCTTCCAGGCACCCCTACAATAACGCAAAGTTTGGGAAAGTTCATTATTAATCACAATCCTCTTTCGTAATATAATCTGTGGATGATGTATAGTTATAATGCTCGTAATCATTTCTATACTGAGGATAATCTTCATCTTCAGTATAAAAATTGTCAAGGTTATCAAAATAATCTTTGCTCTCATTATATCTGTACATGTATGAGACACCTCCTAAGTTATTGAATATAATAATATGATAAGAAACACAAAAACACAAGTTATCAGAGTGTTTTACTCTCATTAACAAAATACTTCACTCCGTAATTACTCAATATTGTTTTTACTACGGTACTTTGTTCCTTAGTGGAGCAGTAGCAATTCACTATAACATATTTCTCTATGTCAATGTAGTTAAGAGGAATATCTTTCTCTTTCAATTTAGATATTGCTTCCTTAGCAGTGTTGTCATTTGGAAGGGTAGCTTCAACTTTCCACAACTTATCTTTTCTTGATCGTTCCTCACCCCATTTTACAAGCCACACACCGACCAGGTTTGCAAAGAAAGTAACAGATATTTTTTGCCATAAGGGGAAATCAGCAACAGTGTAGATTATAACAATATTGTAGTACCCATAGTACAGAGCAGACACTATACTGGCAATAGTTTTACTCCCGTTAATGGTTACAATGGATTTAATAGTCGAAAACACCACATTGATTATGGTTAATACTGAGAAGATAACTATTAGTCGCATTTTTCCTCCAAGAGTTTGCAAACATTATAAAAACTGATATAATCAGCAGCCTCATAACAAAATAACTCTAAGAGCTTTTGTTTCACTTCACTTACAGAAATCTTAGAAGTTTTAGTAAAAAATGCTTCTCTTATCTGTATATTATTATTCAGATACGCAGTAAAAGTGATAATTCTCTCAGGACCTCTATCAGTTTGCTTAACATCATAACACAAAATATGATCCATGTTGACGTATCTATCGTCAATCTTTAGAATCTTCATCAATATACCTCCCTAAGAATTTCATCCATTTGCCAATCTCCCAAGCGCTTGTCCATTGATCAAAGGATAAATCTTTTTCAATATTCAAAAACATGAAAGGTTTGATATTAGCAGGATAGGTGTTTATTACATTGGCAATATACGATCTGTCCTCGCTTCTTAATTCAATAACAACTTTTATTGCATTTTCACATTCCAGACGAAACCGGTTCACTACCTCAATAGCTCGATTAAGAGTTGCAAGAGTATCCGGTACTGCATATTGCTTAAATTCCTCTACCTCACCCTGTACAACAATTTGTACAAAATTTTTGAAGCTAACTGCCCTATTTGTTAAGTTATAATGAGCAAGTACATACTTTGGAGACTTTATCTTTATCCGGTTACACAATCTATCGCATACTACGTATCCTTCTTCATCCCAAGGTAAATCCGCAGAAGCAGTTAAAACCTGAGATAAAGTATTCATCTTGTACACTTTTGGTGTTTTTATATTTTTTGTGAAGCCAATATTGATATCTTTTGAAAAAAATGGGTACTCTTTATCTGTAAACTTATTCCTACATCCAAGATAGTAAATATCGGTTGTTTCATAAGGAATAACAATTCTACTAATGGGACTAACAAGTTCAAACATGTAAGTATAATTTGTATTCAAGTCTCTTGTTAACTCGGTAAGGGTTATCCCATTGTATAACAGTGCTGTTTCAAACAACTCTCCAAAAGTATTATCTTGATCATTGAAGGTTGTTTTATAAGCATCTATAGAACCATTTGTACTAAGATGCCATTTATCATCAAACCACAGCTTCATTAACGATCCGTCAATCTTTTCAGACACTACTGCACTGTTCCAATCGACATCATCAGAAAATGTTTCACCGTAGTTAAAAAACTTGTTAAAAGGATGACAAACAGGGTATTCCCACTCACCCACCTTGAAAATAATTCCTCTGGCTTCTCTTACAATAGGAGAACTAAAATCTGCCGTTCTCATATCATACTTCAGGAGAACATATTCACCGTCAAATGAAATTTTCAAGTTGTAAGGCTCATTTGAAAGAATTTCTTTCCAATCCTCATTTTCTGATATAAACTTGCCTATATGAGTTAAGTAATTCACTTCAATTCCTCTCGATATTTAACTTATCTGCTTCGTAGTGGTACACGAACTTACCGTTGAGATAAATAAGGTAAGGGATATCCATCTCTCGGTAATAAGTAGAAATGATATCGATATAACGACTAGCTTCGATTGTGCAAGAAAATTCAGCACGGAACATCATCACCTCGTTAAACACGGGGTCATTGTAAAAAGTAGTAATCACATCGCTCTTATTCACCTTACTTCTTCTTTTGCTGCTATTGATTTCCTTTTTCATTTCAAGTGTTGTCATGTATGATCTCTCCTTACCTTCTTTTATTACATATATTCTAAGATGAAAACAAACAAAAAACAAGTAAAAAATAAAGGACCTTAGTAAATAGCAACCTAAGGTCCTTTTAACAATGACACAAATATTAAAAACAGAAAGGAAGGAGGAACAATAATGCTATTTATTTCTTTGTGTCCACGACGATAACAGCTACATTATTAGTCAAACAGGGTTCCGTAGCTATCTTCGAGCTGCCCGTTCAGATACAGAATATAAGGAATATCCTTATCTTTGTAAAACTTTGTCAAGCCTTCAGCCCAAAGAGACGCTTCAGATCCCTCAACAAAAAACCCTTGACGACACTCCACATCATTTGTAACAGGAGATTTGAAGAAAACCAGAACAGGAAAAACACCCTTCCCAGCAAGAGACCCCTTATAGTAGAGATCGGTGTGGGTATTCACAATGCTCAGACATTCCATCCTTGTCATATTCAATACTCCTTTCAAATATTACACTTACATTGTAAAGGCTGTAAATACAAATTACAAGTTATTATCGATAAGTCTCTTTGAATCTACAAATAATCTTTTCGATCTTCTCTTCCGTAATTTCTCGCTGTGGATATTCCAGGAATGTTCTTGTAGGACTCTTTACCATTTTCATCCCGAGATTAAGCAATACACTGAGGGTAACATGAGGAAGAAGCTCTTTTTCGTAAACTTCTTCAGGAACAATGGTATTTCCTTCATCCCAGTATTGATTAAGCCACACAGCAGCACTTCTAATATCAGCAGATGTATTCATACTATATTACTCCTTACCACACAAATTCCGGATGCTCGGTCATGAAAGGTTTTACAACTTCGGAAATAGCTCTTTCAGCAACTTCCTCACTAGGAAAATATACTACACCCTGTGACTTCAGTATGATAGCGTGAGCAACGATAAACTTGTCATCTTCTTTTGCAATGAAATAGTGTACATTACCGCTATTATCCCACGGCTTCGTATCCTCACACTTATGTTCTCTTACATATCTGCACAAACGTATACGCAAAATATCATGATAATCCATCTCTATTCCTCCGTTACATATCATTCTTATTTGCCCAACCTACAATAACTCTACCACAGGAAGGACAAAACTTATATTCCATAGCCTTTTTGTAGGGAATAGTGTACTTACAGATACTGCATTTATAGTAATGGGCCTTTGGATACTCAACCCATACTGCAACATTTCTATTATCAGGAATTATTTCCAAAGAATTGATGAGAGATCCTGTACCAACAGGACAAAAGATGAACCTATCACTATCTACTCCTCTATTCTCAAATTCCTGTTTAATGTTTTTACAAAAGTCGATCACAGTGCTTACATCGGTACCTTTTGCTATATCCAACATACAAATAAAATTCCCATCCTCAGGAATAGAAATGAAGTCATGCATTTACATTACCCCCATACCTTACTGTCAATAAGAAAAACATTATCAAAACTTACACGATGCTTGTTCGCAATAAAGAATGGTGTACCATCTTTACGATATCGTATAATAGAAGTTCTCTTTCTAAATGACTTATCAGTATTATTGAGTGGCACACAATAGTATTCCACTCTATCATTGTTATCAGTGCAATTACACTGAAACCCTACTACATAGAGTGTATACCAATTACCATAGTATACACCTCTAGCTGTATTACGGATATTAGATACATTAAGCATAGATAACATCCTTTCCCTAAAACCAATATTCCACTTCAATCTAACTTACACCCTAAGTGTAATTTACTATCAAAGATAATACAAGTAATTAGAAAAATTCGTCACTTACTTCTAGCATGTATCTATTTATTTTGTTTTCGCTAACCAAAGTTAGCGAAACATATTATTTTATTATTATAAATTTTATTATATATTTTATTATTATTACCCCAAGTTTCTTGGGTACCCCCCCAAGTTTCTTGGGTACCCCTTCCTTAAGTTTCTTGGGCCTCACCCAAATTATCACGAGCTTCTGCAGGCATATTCACATACTTAGCATTTACTTTGTATCGGTAGAATTGCACATTATTTATGTCTTCAACAATTCTGAGTACATAATTTTTTTCTACAAGACTGTTGAGTGTTTTTCTAACCGTCTCTTTTGAACTTGATATCCATTCGGCTAAGTACCCTTGTGTACCTGTGTACAGGGATTCTCCGTCTTGTGAGAATCCATAGATAATAGCATATACTAGTAAAGCATTGCCTTTTAGTTTTAACTTAGTTACCATCCATCCTTGTATGTTTATATAATTTTCCGCCTTTATTGTATGTTTCATGTTATATCGTGCTCCTGTTTATGTAACCACACAAAAAATAACCCACCGAACCCTGTTGCGTGTATGTGTGACAAGCAGATACAACTTCCAACAATACAAAGTTCGATGGGATATTAACTTATTTTATTAGTTGAAGGAAGTTATTACCTTGCTTGTCACAATATAATACAATGACGGAACGAAGTTATAACTTCAACTTTATAACTTAATATATAATACTTCTACACAAAACACAAGTAACAGAGTAATCTTAATTAACTTTTTGCAATTTTTAAGGCTCCTATGCTCCGTTGTTTATCAAACAAGTAAAATTACCTTAGTCGGTATATATTCTTTGTCACAAAATATTAACAATCGTCAAACAAGGCTTCCTGCTTTATGTCAGTTTACATCCGATGTTCATTTCTATTGCATCATTAGATAGAAATACTACTCTGAAAGTATCCTCCAGTGATTCGAAGTTGTAATGGTCACAATACTCATATTTAGCTGACGATTGTAAGGCTCCTAGCTTTTATTTTTCGTGTTATACAGTAAAAGTATACCTACAATGAGTAAAGTATAGCTGTGGGTATGCAAAACTGTCAAACATCATACCTCCAGCTATACGAAATTAACTCTCGGTTATGTATACATGATCCTACCACTTCCAAATAACATACAAGAGGAGCAGCTAAGATTAGCTGCTCCTCAATTTTGTTCACCGTGACAAAATATTGATTATCAGAAAATAATGGTATCGCTACTTGCACTGCGAGTTGTTTTTACGACTCTTTTTTCAATACTTTTCAGGATATCCCTGCACTTTTTATCAACCTCATCATAAGGAATGAAGTAATTTTGTAGGCCAAAATCTTCGATACCGACACTAAGATTAAATCCAGGTTTACTGTCAGGTACATAGTACTGAGTCTTTAGAGTACAAGTTGCTTGATGTCCGTTTTCATCACACAAAGCTTCAATCTTATCGCAAAGATTATCTACTTTTTCCGCTGAAGAATTGATAATATCAACTGCCTCTGTAATTTGTTCAACTTTTTCTGAGAACTCAATGATTCCGTCTGTAATATATGCTTCAAGATCTGACGTTAGTTGATCCAGTTCATCAACAGCATACCTGCCATCAAATCGATCAAATCCGATAAAAATCTTCTTATCTTCATTAGTATCGGTTTTGATTGTTAAATATAGTCCATCAATCAATTTATCTTCTTTTGTCAGTGCATAATTACCAATATTGAGTTTATTAATATATGCAATTACGTCGATATTTGCATACGATTTATTTGTTGTTTTGTAAAATTTCACATCAATTCCGCAGCCGTACTTTTTACTTAATACGTCTGCTACTTTCTTAACCTTACCCTTGAAGTCATCAAGTTGAACTTCAACACTGCGAAGATCACTGATTGAAACAAAGTTTTTCAAATCTCCAACAAAGTTGTCGTAATACCGAAGGAAACGTCCCTCAGTAAAACATTCTTTCTTAATATCCTCATTAACAGGAATGTCAAAAAAAGTAAATATACCTTCTGTGCTTCCGTTAGAACTTCTAACATAACCATCTTTTACTATTCGATAGTTGAGTGTTGCATCAAACATTACTGGACGAGTGGTTTTCTTGACATCAACAGTGATAGGCTTAAAATCTTTTTTGTCAAACCCTGCATCTTTGGCAGCTTTCTGCAAAACATAAATCATTGCGTTCTTAAGACCATTTGTATCATATGTGTATTTCATATCCAATACTCCCTTTACTTATTGTTAAAGTGTGAACACTTGCTTTTCAAATTTTGACACAGCTTTTGTGACTTGCAACCATCTGTTCACGTACCATTCCTTAATCTCAATTTCCTCGTCAACTTCAAAGGTTGCATCAAACTTCATTTCGGCAAAGAAACTTACATCATCATTTGCATCCGTGTATGTACTAAAATTGATACGGGGCATAAGATTATCCTTGTGACTAACAATAATCTCACCGTTATCGTCAACTCTTACTTTATACCCTTGATCCTCAAGTTTTCTTCCTAACTCACTATACACAATACTATCCAGTGTTTCAATTTCAGATTTAGTAAACATCTTTTTACTCCTTATTTTGATTCTTTACACAATTGATATACAGCAGATATCTGTTTAGTAATAGCAATCCTTTTACCAATTATGTCACTTCAACCCTAGTAAGTGTTCCGATTCCATATTCGTTTTCGTTACACTGATGCAATATTTTAAGCGGGTATGAAGCACCAGTAAATGTGTCAATTATACTTTCATCTTTTTCTGATACTTTTAGCTGTTCGTCAAGGTTTTCACAGAAAAGTTCGATATAAGTATCCTTTCTGAAATTCTGTCCGCAGTTTTTACATCGATACACTATTGATATATTCATTCTATGCTTCCACTCCTGCTTCAATACCTTCCCATTCTTCCTCTTCTGAATACTTTAAAGAATCGTTGATATCACAGTATGTTCTGAGTACCCCGAGTGCATGTTTATAATCCTCGATGTCTTCTTTAATTGCTTTAATGCTCTCTTTATAAGAAATTATTAATTCATCCTTATCAGTCGCACTGTTGTTGTAACTACAGATGTCCTTAATATGATCCCCAATACAGCCTATTGACTGTTGTTCTTCAATGATTGCTTTTTCTAAGCTACTGATAATCTGTTCAAGTACGCTATTATTCAGCGGTGCTGTTGCTTCAAAAGGAACGAATTCTCTACAATGCTTAAACAAAGCACTATTGCGAGAATAACTTCCAATAGGAATTCTTTTACCACTTTTTTCTTTGATGTAGAAATTGATATACTGACTCATACTACTTCCCCCTTCATAAACTCTTTTTGAAATTATTACTATTGTAGCATAATTTCACATGATAAACAAGTAAAAATCAATTATAGAAAAGACGTTGAATTGTATTTACTTAGAGATACAAAATAATAACAATGAGGTGAATAAATGAAGTATAGTTCTTCAAATAAGCCATTATATTGTCCGATGACACAATCAACTTGGTATAAGGAAACTTATACACATACACCTGTTGGAGTGTTGTGGCATAGCACTGGGGCTAATAACCCTACAGTGAAAAGGTATGTACAACCCAGTGATAATGCTTCAGACAGAGATTATTGGCTTAAAATTATCGGTAAGAATGCTTATGGTAACGACTGGAATCATACAGATCAAGATGCAGGAGTTAATTTCTGGATTGGTAAGTTAGCTGACGGCAGTGTGTCCGCAGTACAGGTAGCTCCACTTAATTATAGACCCTGGGGATGTGGTTCTGGATCAAACGGTTCTTGCAATAACGGCTGGGTGCAGTTTGAGATTTGCGAGGATGCTTTGTCCGACGAAAGTTACTTTAACAAGGTATATCAGGAAGGTGTAGAGATTACAGCGTATGTCTGTAAAACCTACGGTATTGATCCTTATGGGAAGAGTGTATGTGGTAACACAATTGTTCCTAACATTACTTGTCACAGTGAGTCCAATAGTTACGGATGCGGAAGTAATCACAGCGATGTTATGCATTGGTTTAATCGTTACGGTAAAACAATGCAAGATGTAAGAGATGATGTTTCAGCATTACTTGGATCTTATAACCCTGGGACTGAAACAAATGTGTATGAGTTATTTGTGGATTGTCCCGTGTACCCTACAGCGAATGATGCTATTAACATGACAAATAGTAAAATTCAATATCCTAAGGGTATCTATTACATTTACAATAAGTATCCCAATGGTTATAAAGGTGTTTATAATATTACAAAAGATAGCACTGGCGGTGCTGCTGGCGGTTGGGTTAACCCTTCCGAAAATAAGAAACCTATTGAGACCCATAACTTTATAGCAGGTGACCTGGTTAAAATAATTGTAGGTGCTACCTGGTATGGAAGTTCGGAGTCGGTTCCTAACTGGGTGTATAATTTGAATTGGTATGTAAAGGAAGTTAGTGGCAATAGAGCTGTAATTGATAAATCTGACGACGGAACCCACAGTATCAATTCACCTATTGATGTTGCAAACCTTGAATTGGTTAAAGGCACTGCTGAGAATGTTCCTAGTACTCCCTCTGAGTTATATCGTGTTCGTATATCATGGGATGATGTAAAATCACAAAAGGGTGCATATTCAAACATCGAAAATGCAAAGAAGATCGCTGACGAAAATGCAGCTGAAGGGTATAAAGTGTTTAACTCAGCAGGGCAGATTGTTTACACACCTGAAATAAAAGAAGAGATTGAAAAACCTGCACCGCCTAAACCCGAACCTTCAGAGCCAGTTGATTATAGCACTCATACTTATATTGTAGGTAACTATGAATATAGTGACGAGGTTATTGTAAAGGTTGTAAAGGCAATAAAAGAAAATAACAAAGAATTTGATACAAGTATAGCAAAAGCATTCTTTAATATTGCACCCAAATATGGAATAAGTCCTCTATATGCTATTGCACAGTCCGTACTAGAAACTGGGTGGTTTAAGTTTGAAGGAAGTTCAGTAAAACCTGAACAACATAACTATTGTGGTTTAGGAGCTACTGGCGGTGGTGTAAGTGGTGCATCCTTTGATACTATTGAAAAGGGTGTTGAAGCACAATTACAACATTTGTATGCCTACGGCAGTAAAGATGCTCTTCCCGAAAATACAGAAATATATGATCCCAGATACTCTCTTGTTACAAGAGGAAAGGCAATGACATGGGAAGAGCTTACAGGTAAATGGGCTGTACCGGGATATGATAAGAAAGTATTTTCTTCACTAGAAGAAGCCATTAAAGCATCCACAGTAGAAGATCCTAAAACTTATGGGCATAAAATAATCAATATTGCAGAAAGATTAGAATCAGAGCAAGTTACACAGGAAGAAGTAGATAAATTCTACGGTGAAGATACTCCTGAAGAGAATCCGGATAATAAGGGTGATACTGGTGAAACTGAAAAGCCTGAGCAAACTCCAAATAAACCTTCCGATACAAGTAGTAACTTAATTGCATACATCTTGAAAATGATTTGGAAATTTATCAAGTCATTACTAGGAAAGTAAATAGCCTAAGTAGTAACGCTGTTTAGGTTGTAAGCTATTAAAACTTAATATAGGTATAAGTTTACCTCAAATAAAAATAAAGGCCTGCTGCCAAAACAGCGGGCCTTTATTTTTTGTTTATATTTTAATCAACGAATGCTGCGATAAAGTTATAAGGAAAACACCACTTTTTATCCCTGGTGTAATAAACTTCTGCATACGGATATATTACACAAGTAACTTCAATCTCCTTACCGAAAAATCTTCTTGGAACATAACATAGTTCAGAATCAGGAATGTCATTAGCTGTGTACATACTTTTTCTTCCGATAATTTCTTCGATGGTTTTCAACTTTACCTTCATACTAAGTACCTCCAAAGAATTGTGCAGTTTACTCAAACAAAGATTGATAGTCGGGAATATCCCTACACATAACAAACATTTCGTCAATCTCTTTTGTTTCAGGTTTAATGTTTTCCGGAAGCTCACTCACCATATAAGGTTTCTCTCTAAAGATTTTTCCAGGGCGAGTCAACATATACTGTATCACTTCCGTACCACTTTCAGGGCTATCAACGTAAGCAACCATTTCTCCAAAACCTTTATGAAGTCTTGAGCTCTTTCTGAATTTTACAATACGAGGGAATTTCCATTCCTTCTTATCGCTTATCCATCCGATAGTATTAGAAACTCTATCTTCGCTGTCACCAGCTTTTTCATTTGAGAAGTCCTCTGCTCTTTTTGCATATTCTTTGATAGTCATGTACGGAAACTTGGGGTCTCTAGGGTTGAATTTCTCACCGGGTTTCAATACATGTTTTTCGTAGTGCCTTTCCAGATTGGCAGGATTTCTAAAGGTTGCTTCAAATAAGAAATCTTCGTTAATGTACATTACTAACTCCTTATGGACATGCTAGGAGTATCTAGCATGTCCAATTCTGTGAATCTTCTATTCACTATATCCATTCCTTCTTGATGGAAGTCACCGCAACTGTTTCTCCGTGCGGAGGACCGCACTATACTCAAAGGTATAGCCGCTTTTAGATTTATCCTCAATAATGTGAGGCCTTGATTGCACAAGGGTTATACTCAATCTTCAATATATATATTATATAATACTGTTTCCAGTAATATAAGTTATTTTATTGTTTATTATCAAGCAGAAAGCTTGCAACGAGTCACTACTGTCTGCTTTACTCCTCTGAACTGGCTGTGATCCTTCACTGTGAATTTGATTTTTCCGCTCTTTACTTCATCCGTGTTAATATAGTTACCAGTGCTCCAGATGCAGATATCATCATTGTCGAGTGTAAACTGGTACATCGTCATCATACCGAACTGTGTGTCGTAAGAAGCAACTACTTTTACTTCCTTAAAATTTGCTTCCAGGCGGTCACCTTTATTCCCAATATACTCAGAGCGGTTCACCTTAGCCTCTTCTTCCTTCTGCTTGCGCTCTTTTTCCATTGCCTTGTTGTAGCAAATAACCATAGAAGCAACAAAACCCATGAACTTGGGTCTGAAATAATCGCTGTTTGCAAGAGACTTAATGGAAACTACGTAGGAAGAATCATCTTCCATGTTCTTTACGAACTCAAGGATACTGTCTACCTTAGCGCCGTGATGCTCTTCACTGGCATCGAAATTAACAGCTTCCATTTCGTCTTTAATTTCGGAAGGTTTACGCATACCGGATCTACCGAGCTCTTTGTAAGAAAAGTAATCCCAAGCCCTGTTAGCGGTAGAATACATAGAGGAAGAATTGAACCATCCGAACTTGTTTACGCACTCAACACAGTAACGAAGATAATCTCTGAGAGAATAGTAAGGAGTTCCAGATCCAGCAATGTATACCCCATCAGCTTCATAAAGTTCATCAAACATTGCAAAGAATCTAGCTGCATTCTCTGCATCGAGGACACCAGTAAAATCCTTCAGGCAGCTGGATCCTACCTGTTTAAACTCACCTGTCTTGGAATTACGAAGTATATATACTACCTTGCGACGTCTGTTGGAATTACAATGCTCACACATATCATAGTCGGAAAGCATATACTTATCGGGAATCTCTACATCAAACTGAATCTTGGAGATAACACAACCTCCATCTTCATGCTCAATCTTTGCAATAAGATCCCAATCACTGATGACAGCTACACCTTCAACTTCGATCTCAATGAACTTCTGAATATTGGGCCGAGAAGGAACCTCAGATACATTACGGAACTCTTCTCCTACTCGCTGGTAGTTGAAATTGCACCCAAACTTTTCGCACTTCTTGTTGATCTTGGAAATACGATTTTCAACCTTTTCAATGTTGTCCTCGTGAATGAAGTATCTGGACATATTCAACTACCTCCCATTTACTTTTATACTTACATTATAGTATAAATAACAGGAAATTACAAGTTATCTTTACTGTCAACTATCTTCTTCTTACTGTATCTACTACAATCAACAAAAAGATTAGCGGTAGAAAATGTTGTGTCTGGAGTATGATTACATTGATTTCTAAAGCAGTCCTTTACATCACACTTATCCGAGGTGCAAACGGTGAAGCACCTCGGATTGATTTTATCGTCATTCTTAATGTAGTAATTCATTTAATTCCTCATATAATATATAATACTAAAGATGCTGCCTGACAAGCATGGCTGGCACATAGATGCATCTTTGAGCGAATGTACTCAGGAATAATCATCACTCTCCATCTCCTGCATCCAAAATTCACGGCGGCAATTATTGCAGTTCTTCAACTAATCTTTCCATACAATACACTCCTTATATATTTTATTTGCTCATTGGACAGGTTGAACAGCAAGTATATTTCGCTTTGTAACAGTTCTACATCATCTGCGCATCCAGATATAATGCTATCAACTAAAACGGAAATGCGACTATCTTGTTCAGTGCTGATTTCTGGAAATGGCAGTTGTAAGAGATTGCCTTTCAGTATTTTCACTTCGCCAAACATTTTTTGATAAAGGAACGAAAACAAATCAGAATTTAGCAGTGCCATAACTGTTTTGATATTCATTCCAGGGATTTTAGGAATAAGAATATTCGCACTATTCAGGAACAATCTTTGTTTATCATCATAGGCAAAAACCAGTTTATTGGAAATGAACTTGTATACCAACTTTTCTGGTGCTCTATAATATTCCTCTTTAGCTACCTGCTGAAATGTTTTTCTATCGTAAAAAATGTAATTGTTGGGCGATTTTAATCCGTATGGGATTATTTCCTTTCCGGTATAAATTGCCTCTAACTCTGGGGCAGGTGATGATTTTAATTTTCCTTTGTTGTCTCCTGTAACAACACCAAGGGCCCAGATACTTCCCTCTAAGTTGTACTTGCCGGCAGTCTTGCACAGGTTAACTATTTCTGTATCCATTGTGTTGAGAAAGCAAAATACATTGTTTTCATTTTCTGAAAACACCGAAATATCAACATCAAACTCAGACCCGTCCTTGTTTATACGAACTGCCTTTGATTTTGCTTTTTTTTGGCACTCTATGTCAATGAACCCAGTGACAACACCAGAAAAAGAACTATCATATACCGTAATAGAGTTGAGACAACAGTTGTTCAAAATAAAGGTTCTAATATCCTTGTGAACCTTTACATTAAGAATTGCCTCGGGCAAAAGGAATCTGACGATTCCATTCTCTTTGAGTTGCTGATAGGACTTTACAAAAAACAGTGAAAATGTTTCTTGTGAGGTTATTTCCGCAATGTCGCCAGTATTTTCAACAAATGCACCCCATGGAGGATTGGTCACAATGTAATCAAAGGAATGCTTTGAATATGGATTTTCTAACAAGAAATTACCGCAGATTACATTTGGAATGAAATCCTCGTGAGGATAGTGGAGCAACAAATTAAACTTAGTAATCATTGCAGCAATCGGGTCGCTGTCGATACCATATAACTGTTTAGGGTTATCACAAGAAACCGAAAGCAGGAATGCACCACTTCCACAGCAAGGGTCAATAAATGTTTGTCCCTTATCAAATGTCAAAGCAGCCACCATAGCAGATGTTACCTTATGAGGAGTATAATACGAACCGTTTTGGTTTTTAGTTCCCTCCATCATGCTGGATTGATAAACTATACCAAGCAGGTCTCTTTCATCTGTTGGCATCTTTGATTTGAAAATACTTTCAATTCGTGTGTACGGGTATTCTGATAAAACACTTTGCACATTCGCATTATGTAAGATGCCTACATCATCGAATAAATTTTCTGCAATGGTACAAAGAACATCCATGATAGTATACTTGGCATCATCTAAAACCGCTAGGATTTCCATAACAGTCTTTTGGTTGTTCTTATTCGCAAAATACTCAACTGGAACAATTTTCTTTGAAGATAATCGCTTATTCGCTCTTTTGGTGAGGCGTGAACTTTCCGCCGTATTCAATCTGTTCCAATTTCTGCGAGTTGCATCTGATATTACTTGATTCACAGTACGCCTCCTTCTGTATTATTAAAACTCATCCACTAAGCAATATACGGCAAGCATTGCAGTTCTTAAGGCGTTTAGTATTTTCAGTATCGTTCTTATCAATGCAAGAGAACCCGCAGTAAAGGTTCTTAGGACAAAGAGTAAGTACTCCATGTCTATCTAATGAAGCATCAGGCCACTGTTTCACGAATTCGCTTTGACGTGTTTTGAGTTCATTAGTATTCTGCAAAGTGTTCATTACTAAACCTCCTGAATATTTGAAGCCTTTTAATACACCAAAGTCATTGTTCCCATGAAACGGAAACCGTTCTGGTAGATAAAGATCGATTCCATTTCGTTTGTGAGAATCTCGGAAGCCTTCTTAAAATACACATCAAGAAGACGGCCACCACATCTCCTATCTTCCTCACTCATAGGAGGCAAAGAATCTTCAGGCACAGGGACCATTGCAGTTAGCAAATTTTTGGGGACATTATTCTTGTCTCTCCTTGAAATAAGTTACTTCTACCACATTTGTAAATTCTACCTTATTCATTTCCATTTTATTGTTCCTCCCCACAAATCTCATTGCTAATATCTACCCAGTTATCATAGATAACGATGGGATCTTCCTCAAGCGTATCCGGCGCGAACTCATAGATTTCGCTAATATCAAAGATACCTCCGCAACACCCGCAGATAATTTTATCTTGATAGGCAATACCGCCATGGTCACCATCAACATCCCAAAATTTTACCTGGGTAGGAACCTCAAAATAGTTATACTTCATAAGTTCGCCTTTCTCAATACAAGTAAATTTCATCAATTTTAGATGTATCAATCTACTTCCTGAACAATACGTTCACATTCATGAATAATATAAGCATTGCCACAAATATGCTCTGCCATGCGAATATTTTCTACGTGATCGCCTTCATGCTCCTTTTTGACAATACGACCCATCTCAAGAAGACTTCTAAAATCGCAACTATAGAACTCCTCTCTGCCGAAATTATATTTACACTCTTCAGTAACAGGCACCAAATAGCACTTATAATCGATGCCTTCAATATCGTAAGGCTGAACTTCACACTCAACAAAATGTTCCGGGTCACTAGAAGATACAAAAGAAATGAAACCAGGAATACAAGACCTAAGACGCATAGGAACGAAGTAATGAGCGTTGGTATCAATATTGTAATAATTACTCATTTTCATAAGTTCTCCTTTCTCAATACAGGTCAATGCCATCAATCTTAAATGTAATACTTTACCTTACCTACACGAGAAAAGCTGCTCTCATTCTCCTTCATCGGCATCTCTGCAATCTTCACGGCATAAGCCTTTCCTTCATACTCAATGTAGAAATAACCATCGGAAGCTGTGTCAGAGCTGTAACCTACTTCAAAACCTTTGCAGGCATTTAGAATGCCATAAATTTTATGAATTAGATTTCTCATTATGCTACCTCCTTAACGTACACGTTGTTGTAATAGTCTTGAACGGTGCACCAGCCATTCTTGCAACTGTAAGCATAAAAGTCCTCATAGAACTTTTCCAGATGCGGAGGCTGACCACAGCTAATATCGAAGTCTCTGAATTGATCCATCATGGGCTTCAGCTTTGCGTAAGTACCAGCGATACGACCGCCGTCATAAAACTTTCCGACCCACATCGTGTCATTCAGAATAGTGTCAAGAGTAAGCATAATCTATACCTCTTTCCTTCTCAATCTGTATTAATTCTGATCTACTTTACAATTACAGTATAAAGTATATCGAAGGAAATAACAAGTAAAATAACTATCAATATATAATGGGAATGGGAAATTGTAAGTAATGTGTTCTTGTCGTAGCTTATCCCCACGAAATTGAAATCCTAACAACGTTGTTGTTGAAAAGTTTCTCATTTCGGATAGAAATGTGATAACCAAGATTTTCAAATTGAGTAACGCATTCTACAATCCTGTCATAATCCGAACAACCGTTTGCTAAAACAACACTTGTTTGGTACATTCCTTCGCTTACAGCTTCTTTTATTGACCTGTTAATCCTATTTGTTAAGGAGTTGTATTCATCACAAAGTCGCTTAGCAAATTCAGCGGAGTAGATAGTATTGTGCATATCATTCATCCCACCTAATCTTAATAGAGATATTGTAGTAACTATGACCCCAGTCATCTATTTCAAGATGACGTTCTACTTTTACATTGTACCCTAATTCTTCCAGAATTTTACCATATTTTCTTTTTGCATCCTTTGTGCATTGTTCTTCTATGATAACTTGACAGCTATAGTATCCGCGCTCTGTAGCATTTTTGATAGCATCAGCAATTTTGCTACAAGCATCGTAGCTGTTAGCGTCATCAGAAAGCTTTTTTGCAGTAGAAGCATTGATGATCATTGAATTTTACCTCCTGTCGTGAATCATATAAGATATTGTATTCAATTACTCCAGTCAAACTGATCAAAATGAATATGTTTCTTGATGTATTCCACCTTCTCCTTGTCATTCCATCTCTTCAAAAGATTCATATCGACAGTTGAAGCATCAATGTCCCACTTTCGGATGAACTCCTCGTAAGTTTCATTCGGATCCTTTCTACTAAAATCAGGCCTAGTGCCATCTCTAAAAATTCCAGAGAAGTATTCGGTTGCATATCCGCCTGTCTTCATAGGTACACAAATTCCGGGCTCGGAAATGATTCTCAGAATAGGTTTACATTCGCTGGAATAGTCCGAAGACAGATCAATGTTTACTACATGATTATTCAAAGTCATGTCATACGAGTACAGAGAGTATGCATCTGCTTTTTCGTATTCATCGTAAAAAGAGTCTCCTCCAATCCGAAGCATTTTACCACACCGCTGACAAATATGAATGATATCCATATTCTTTTCACACGCCTCATCAACAAGGTCCCAGCTAATCATATGAATACGACCACAGCTGCAAGGATAGACAGAAAATCCACTAGCCATATTAGTACCTCCAAATTTGAATTCTATTGATGTGTTGATTACTTCAAATCCTCTAAACCTTCAATACTTCTCATTGTCTCACAAGTGCGGTCCCAAGCCTCTTGATAGGTCTTCGCACCGTTTTCAAAAGGGGGATAAAGAACCAAAGAATTCCACGTAGAGTAATGAGTATCATAGTAATGATTCTTAGAAGAATCGAGCATAAGCAACCGATACTGAAGATACATGAGCTTCTTGATGTAATGATAACGAGTCATATTTTTTACCTTCCTTTCTTTACTATAATTATATAGTAATCTTCTTTGTATTACAAGTTCCTAACTAAAATAATCATACAAAAATAAATCGGTGTGAATCAATACTCACACCGATTGTAGAAATTCTATTAAATCTATTTCAATACCACAATTGGTAGAAATAGTCAGAGAGCATCTTGAAAGCTATATTCTTACAGCGAAGCATTTCATCATAAATGGATTCATCCACTTTGACATCTTTAGTGAACCAATCCTCTCCGTAAAGTCTTTCACCAACAACTTCTTGTTTACAGTTTTCAAAATACCAAATCATCTGTTCAACAACCTGACGAGTCTCTTCTTCTGTGAAATACTTTAATTCACCTTTAGGTGACTTCGGATCAACGAATAAGCTTATATTATGCTTATTATATTCAGTCAGTAACACAATCATTCTGTCAATAAACTGATCGTTTAAGTTGAAGATATCTTGATCATCAAAACCTTTCCAAGCCCGGCGCCAGGCATAACGAAGTTCCCATCTAAGTTGTTTGAGTTTGTAAAGAAATCTACATCCCTTATATTTATCTCTAAATCCGTTAAGTCCTATCTTATACATACTCAGCCCTCCGGTGCACCATAATCCGCATCAATTAGCCGCATCGTTTTTACCTCCGCAGTCTACATTTTGACCAATACATTCCGCCACCTTATCCATGAAAAACTTCGCGTGTTCTTCGCTGGTAAAATAACCGCAAATTTTGATTGCATTGCCTTCTTCTACACATAAAGCAATGCGTCTTTTGTCGCTAAACCGGTATGCACCTGCCTTAATTTTCCCATTAGTCAACACTGTCGGCATTGCTGTCACCTCCATTCATTTTCGCACCGCAGTTAGGGCAGTATGACGACCTTAATTTATTTTTTCTATTACACCAAGCGTAATCTTCCTTGTATACTTTTTTATGACAAATTGAACAATATACCCCCGCATTCGAGCACTTGGTTAACGATATCCATTGCCCATGCCGCACCGGGGCTACATCAGCGGAGGGCTGACGATTGATTGCTCTGAACACAGCCCCGATATTAAAAGGTTCTGTGCTAGTAGCAATATCATTTTTTAAGGCCTCGCGCTCAATATATTCAGACATTATAAATCCTCCTGTTCCATCTTTGCCCCGCAGTTGGGGCAGTAGTTTGTTTCTCCAGTGCTGTTTTCAGTCGCATCATACTTGCACGATGAACACAGAACAGGATAATCACTCCAGCATCCGAAATCTCCATCACTATCAAATCCCCAATAATCCTTTTTGTGCTTTGCTTTCATCCACCGGCCATGCCGCACCGGCGCAACGTCGGCGG